AAATTTAGTAAAAGTTCTAGCACTTATTTATAACAATGTTTGGGTTAATATTTTAGTATTAACTTACTGCCACAACTTTATTATCCAGGCGTTAGTAATGGGTAGATCCATTTTAATAAGCCAGGCAGTTTTTTAGGGTATGTAGATTTAGTTAAATCTGTTCAAAATTCTGAAGGTTTTGTTAGAGATATTGATTATAAAACGATAGAAGGTTCAGATTTAATTAATTTAAAAATACTATTGAGCGAACGTAGTATTACTACTATCGCACCAAACTTAAATAAAATAGTAGTTTTAACTGAATCTGGTTTTAATTATTTATTGTTAAATAGTCGAAAACCAGGAGCAAAGAAAATTAGAATTTGGATAACAAAAGATGTGATGCCTAGTATATTTAAAACGGGTTCTTACTCACTAAGTTCTGACACTAATAACACAATGTTACCCACAGAAGAAGCGAGTAGGATACTAAAATCTTATTGTGATGTGGCAGATATTTTAGAAATACCAAAACATATAGGGCAACAAGAAGCTATAAAAGATGTCAAAAGAATAACTAATATTGATTATAGCAATTATCTTTTAAAAGCCCCAGCACAAAATAGTATTAAAATAGAAGACGAAATGTTGGAACCAAAAGATTTGGGTGCTAAGTTTGGAATATCAGCAATAAAGGTTAATAGAATTCTTCACACTCAAAGATATCAATATAAAGAAGGTAAATATTGGGTACCTACAGATTTAGGCAGTTCTTTTTGTACTAAACACGCTTGGAATAAAAAGAATAAAACCGGATATAATTGGAAGTGGAATGTTAAATTATTTAGTGATATTATGGAAGAGATGGGGTAGTATTAATAATGAAATTTAGCATAAGAATTATGACTGGATATCATGAACATAGATTATGAAATGCTAATCATACATCCACAACTAACAAAACCATTTAAAAATAATGAGGATATAATTATTTTAGTTAAACCTGGATCATTACATTATTTACTAGAAAAAAAATTAGAGATTGAAAAGTGAAGATGTTTTTATGTATATTCCCTGGTTAAAAATTATAAAATTATATTAACCAGCGACATTGCTAATAAGGTTTTAAAAAATAAGGTTAAAGTATGTAGGTTTATTTACTAAAGCTGCTCGCAGCGTATCACAAAATTTTCTTAAAATTTTGCTTGACATTTATAAAATGTCTGTTATAATAAGAACAATGTTGTACTAAATTTTTAAAAATCCTGAATTATCCTACTAACTCAGGTATACATTTTAAAATGGCTTTGTTATTGACATATTTAATTTAAAAATCCTGAGTTACTGATAATAATCCAGGTATGCTTGAAACTCGCTCTGTTGATCTTGTTGGCACAAGATTACAGGATTCCTTTTTTAGTCCTTTCCAAAATTTAATAAATATTTACGTAAAACTCTGTTAATATTAATATTGCAGAGTTTTTTTATGTATTAGTTAAAGCACTCTTGTGCAATATTGACATTCTCATGTCACCTGGAGAAATATAATGAAAAACAAAAATAAAAATGAGCTTAGTGATAACGATGAAATTAGTTTTTATACTACTAAGGTTCCTGGTTCTATGTATATAAGTGAAGACCTAATCAAAGAAATAACTAAAAATGGATCAAATTTTTGTACTGATCAAGAGATATTAGATTTTGCAAAAAACTTGAGGAAAGCTAGAGAAAAACATATTCTTTCTTGGTGTAAGGATAACTTTGAGATTAATCTAGATTGTTTTTATGTACCAAGCAAGATGACTGATTTATTTAGCTCTGTTTCTATACCGGATGAGGTTTTTCAAAAAACCATGGAAGGAAAAATGCTAGTGTGTGCAACAGAGGAAGATGCGCGGAAGTTTGCTCATGAGATTTGTATTGGTGAAACCTTGCATGAATTAAGATACCCAGAAGAATTATTTTATGGCAAAGTGAATATGAAAACTCTTGATAAGTATAAAGCTCAAATTATAAAAGAGTCTGAAAAGACACCTGAGACGGTGGTTAAAAGATCTGACTATAAGATTAAAGAAGAGGTGAATACATCGTATGTTTCTAAACCAGATTATGAAGAAACTTTACAGGACACATTTATACAAGACCTAGGCAAGATCCCCGTTGCAAAATTCTATTGTCATTATTGCGGTGGAAGAATAAAGTACAAGGTTAGAAATTTCACAGGATTATTTCAGATGTTTCATACTCATTGCAAAAGTTGTACAGCCAAGTATATGATTTCCTGTGAAAAACACGAGGTGTTTAGTAAGTTTTCCCATGTTAAAATATATTACTATGAAAGAGTTGTAAAACCTTCTGTTAAAATTAATGAAAGTTTTAAATCTAAGTTTCCTAAAGTTACCCCAACTGGTAAGATAATGTGTGTTCCCAAGAGCAAAATTTTTAAAAGGCGAATTAAGACTTTCATACAGAATTTGTATAAAAATTCTTATGTTGGGTTTGAATGTGAAACTTGTAAAAATAAAATAAGAGATACATATTCTAATTTTGACAAAAGAGTGTACGGGTGTAAACATTGTGATACACAATACCATGTGGATTTTATTATAAAAAAAAATGAGCCGTCAATAATAAACATATATTGTTATAAAAAAGTTCCAGAAAAAGTTTTAGTAAAAGAATTAGATAAGAATGTTGATGCGAAACTAAATCACGCTTTATGTTATGCTCTTGCGGCAGGTGAGATTATAAAAAAAGAGTTGAGAAAAGATCTTGCGGAGGATAAGATTAAGGAAAATCTTGGTAAGAAATGTTAGCTAAAAGAATAACAAAATAATATAAGGCTATTCTTTTACTTAAGGTGTTCTTACACCGTATTGAAAATTTTCTTAAATTTTTACTTTTTACTTGACTTCTATAAAATATCTGTTATAATATAGAAATAGAACTGTGGGATAATAGAGACTGGTGACATTGTATACAATGGAAGGTTCGATTCCTTCTCCCACGTTAACAAAAATTGTTTTGCTTTTTTGATTTCTTTCTTTCTTTCTTTCTTTGTTTTGTTTTTTGATTTCTTTCTTTATTTCTTTGTTTTGTTTTTTATTGATTTCTTTCTTTGACTTTTATTCTTCATCTCAAGCGAGTGGAATTTTATTGGCAGAAAACTGCTTGCTGGTACGGAGTGTATAAAATGGTATACAAACTAGGTTCGAATCCTAGCTCCGTCTTTATATATGGTTGCAGTAGCTGGTTAACCTGATAAGACATACGCAAAAGCTTATTCTAATAGTGAGTATAAATAACCTTGTGGTTATTTAAAAACAGCTACATCACTTAGAGTAAGCTTTTTTATTTAATTAAAAACTTTAATATTAATAAGGTTTAAAAGGTTAAATAAACTATAGACTTCTAATCTTTTCCAAGAAAGGCTTCCACTAAAAATGTTTTTAGAAAATATAACAGAAAAAGAAAAAGTTTAGGCATGTCTTTTGAAAGGGTTTTATTATGTGTAATGATGCGTTTTTTACCACAGTTGTTATTTGTATATGATCATCACCTGTTATAGGCGTAAGTATAATAGGTAATATCCAAATAAAGAAATTAGAAGCACAAGTAAAAATCTTAGAGAAAACTAATGTAGATCTTGCGATAGAGGTTAAGGTTTTAAGATCTGAGAATAGCGTATTAAAGCTTGTTAAAGATTTTAAGAAAAAATAAAGGGTTACTTTATGGACGGAGTTGAATCAAGTTTTGTTTTAGGCGATGTTAAGGTTAATTTTAAATATGGGTGTTTTGGGTCAGAATTGTCATTTGGTTTGGCTGGGAACTACGAGTATGACGCGAGGTTGTACCCTCAAAGTGGAGAAGATCAAAACAAGATCAGAAAAAGGCTTAAATCGTTTTCTAAGAAAGAACTTATAGAGTTTATGATAGAGTTTTTAGTAAATTTTGAGGAGGATTAATATGAAGATAACCTTACAAAATAACTCAGAAGATTTAGAGAGTTTTAAGTTCGCTCATATTAATAATGAGTTAACTAAATTAGAGTTAAAGTTTAAAAATTCAGACATAAGGGATAGCATACATAATTTCATTGCTCAAAATCCTAATGATGTAGATATTGAAGTCTTTGGTAAGGGTACTAATGTTAGCCATACCTTTAAAAAGGCAGCAACAAATTATTGTTTTTGCGAGGCTGATAGCGCTATTGGAGCGGATACATCTGTCCTTGTACTTCTTATTGATGATATTGACACAGAGGCCTGCGAGTTAAAGAAAGGTAAAGCCTCAGATAAATAATTTAGATTCGATTGTTTACAATACTTTAAAAGCCCATCATGAGAGTTGTTTAGAACGCTTGAATAAATTTTATGAAATGAAAGAGGCTTAATAATGAAAGAATTTTTTGCAGTTATTTTATTTATTGTTATGATAATAGGTTTTATATTTTTAGTAGTGGCAATAAATAGCAGTTATAACTATAACCAAAGTACAATTGTTGCAATAGATCTTGATGAGATCCATAGTATACCAGATAGCACTAGTTTATATTATAAAAACATAAAAATAGGTTTTGTTATAAACTCTTGTTTTGCAGAGAAGATAGGCTGTGAGAATAATAAGATAACTGTTTATTTAAAATTATATTCAGGAGTTTAACTAAATTCTTTGAAAAAGTTTGGGTTAGTGTTTATAAAACCTGATCGAGTTAACTTAGTGGAGGTTAAGTGAGATGAGTGACGATATAAAGGACAACATAATATCAATAATAGTAATAAGTTCAATATTTGCTAGCATACTGTCACTAATATATTATGATGTTTTTGGTAGGTTTAATGAGATAACCTTAGATTATAATTCAAAAATATCTATTATTGAACGAGAGGATATTTATTATCTTGGCAAACGGTTGGGTAGGGTTTATTATACCAAGCTTTTAGAAAAAATTGGATATGTCAATAATAGGGTTCAGGTTGTATGTTTATTTAAATCTAATATAGAATTTAGTACATTGAGGACATATCATCTGTCTAGAGATAAAAAGAACAAGCTGGTCTTGGTAGTGAATGAAAATACTAAAAATTGAAATTAATATTTGCCAAGCTTGTTTAAATGGTCTTGGTAAAGAATGTCATACTCCAAGCTGTGCATTTTATATGCAAGATGTGAGACCACCAATTGATAAAGGATTGTATACTGTTTTGGAAGAATATTATGACAAAACAGTATAACAAAACATTTTAAAAAAACTAAAGAAGAACTCTTACTGTTGAAGGAGAAATAAAAATGTCAGATTTAAATGAGTTAAGATTTAAAAAAGAACTTAATGAGAGGTTAGACGAGATTAATGAGAGGTTTGAAAAACTTGTGAAAAGTCTGTCTTCAAGGTTTGAGTATATTGATCATAAGATTCAACATCTCGGAGATAGTGTAAATAGTAATACCGAGTTTTCAAATACAAATTTTAAAAAGGTGCAGGTTTCTTATGAAAAACTGGCTACTACTTTTAGAGATCTTATAGAGAATAATATAGAGGTTCGTGAAAAGTATATTCTAGACAACGGTGAAAAAGATAAGGGAGATATTAAGAATGATGATAACACTAAAAATTCATAGTGTAATAGATGTTATAACAAATTCTTCTACAGAAATATTTATAGTTTATGAAAATAGTGTTAAAGATATAAATGAACTTTTACAAGAGATTTTAACCTTGTTAAATATAAAAAACAAAGTTTCCGATTTATTTGAGGTTAAAGGCGGTTATAACCAGGACCTTTACTATAATTATATTGAAGATGAGGAATTAGAGGGGTGTGAAGAGTTATTAGATGGGGACGCCCTTAAAGATCTTTTAGAAAATGTAGCCTTGGGAAGAATAGATAAACTTGAATGGATGTTCGATGCTGAGGAATCCGAAGATAACTTGAGATATTCAGAAATAAGTATTATTCCAAAAGATAAAAAATATAATAAACTTTGTGAAAAGATAAAATGCTTATTACATAATCTTAATACAGAGGAATATTGTGGTTAAGGAGTTTCGCATGAGACTTATAATTAAAATTTATAGTTTAGTAGACGTCATAACAAATTCATCAACAGTTATATATATACAACTTTTAATAATTGTATTGAACCTTTGAAAGAATTTTTGCAGTCTTTTTTAGAAGCCACTGGATCTGATAAGTCACAGGATGAGGTTTTTACTGTTAGCTTGGTGTTAGATTCTGATGAGTACGAGGATTATCTTGATTGCAACTATGAGGAAGACGAAATTCAAGATCTCTTAAGCTTTTTAGAAATTAGTGAGTTTATTGATAAGATTAAGCAAGGGTTTATGAAAAAACCTAACTGGATGATAAAAGCTGAGAAAGAGAGTAACGGTGATGAGTTGGTTGTATCTTGTAAAGATGAAAAGTACAAAGAATTATTTGAAAATCTAACTTCAGTTTTTGTTAAAGTTTCTGCAAAAGAGAGTTATATATAACTAGAAAGGGTCTTTTTTATGGTTAATATGGACAATATTCAAGATATAATATTTGAAAAACATTTGGGGGTGCCCCCAACAATAAAAATGCTAATATTAGAAGCTGTAGATGTTTTATTAACAGAGATGAAAAAATTAAACGCAAACTTAGAAAATTTAAACAAAAACATGAACAAGCCTCAGTTTTTGCCAGATACATTAGGAAAAACTGAGGATGATTATAATGAATATCTTAGAGAAACTAATGAATAAAACTTAGAAAAAGGAATTTGAAATGGGTAATACAAAAATAGAATTTAGAGTTGTGGATATTAAGCTGGTTGAGGAAGAGCAAATATATAATGTATCAGGCAAGTTGTCTGCTATAGATTTTGACCACACCCTTCATTGTGTGTTGGAGGGTAATGAACTTACTTTTATTAAGCATGTTAGGACCCCTTATAGATCGTATGATGAGAAATTATTTACATCTGTATTAGAAGCTACTGATAATGTGTTAATACAAGAGGGTTTGGTGTCAGCTTCAGGTCAAAACTTTATTGACAAAATAAAAAATATGAGGGATTTTAATATAAATCCTAGTCTTAAGGTTGTCATTGATGTAGATGTTAAAAATGCGTTCTTACATCTCGTAGATAGATTAGATGATATAAATGAATTGGGAATTTTTATGAAATGTGAATTAGATAAGTTTAATGGTCTTATGAAGGAGGATTGTGATGGAGTTTAAAAGTCATAGTTCGGTTGACGTTATAACAAATTCATCTACTGTAATATTTACATATACAGATAACTCTGTTGAACCAGCTAAAGAGTTAATTAACTCTTTTTTAAAACTTTATTGTGTAACCGCTAGAGCCGAAGACATCTTCAAGTTTATAGTTTTGTGTGAGGAGCCTGAAAATTACTATCTATATCTAAATGAGGATGTATTAGAGCCTTTATATACTGATTATGAGATGAAAGACATGAGTAGGTATGAAAACATTTTAATAAATTATGACGAGTTTTTAAAAAGAAGTGGTATCAAAAACAAGGAACAGTTCAAGTTCATGTTTAATTTTAAAACAATTTTTAGTTTAAACAGGCATGTCGAGGCATTGTACAAAGATATATCAGAAGGCGTAGAAGAAAAGCCAGCTTGGTTTAAAGTAGTTGAAGAGTCAGAAACCTGGCATGAGTATTATAGGCCTCCAACAAGATTATTTATAGTTCCTAAAGATGATAGGTATAAAGAGATAGCTAAAAAACTAGAAAAGTTTTTATATAGTACTAGTTCAGAAGCAACTAATGGATGGTAAATAAAAGGGATCTAATATAATATGGATAAAAAATTAACAGAATATACAGAGGAAGAGTTAGAGAATGAGTTAAAGCTAAGGAAGAATGATAATAACTTTCCTAAAAAACTTGATAAATATGATTTAAAAGATTTGGAAGAGATTTGTAAAGAGTATTTAAATAAAGTTAGAAAGGGTATTGTTATAGGTAATGAATCAAATTATTATATAGTTGAATGTGCAATTGAAACTATTTATGGTGAAAAGATTTGGGATTGGATTAATCTAATTCAATCCCAATGTAATGGGCAAGAATAAATTTTAAATAAAAAGGAAAGAAACTATTAAGAAACTATTATGAAAATATTATTAGAAAATAAGTCGAAAGACCTAATGGGTTATGGGTATGACTTTAGTAGAGGAATAAAAACTGTTTTTTGTGGATTAGAAGCACACTTAGAATATACTGGAGAGTCTAAAGGAGAATTAAAATTAAGGTTAAACGATGATAACGCTATAGCATTGTGTACAGCATACTTCACATATGTCGTCTCAAAGCCTTTAGAGATAGAAATAATAGATAAACAGTTTAAAAAGAAATTAATTTTCTATTGTGATGAGTGTTTGCGAATGATTAACCCAGAGGAGGTTAGATTAAAATTTAATAAAATAAAGATGGTGGACTTTCTTGATGGCCATAAAAACTCTAGAAAAGATGAGTTAAATAGAAAAGAATTATTAGAAGGTTTAAAAATGATCATGGAGGGTATAGCATGATATTTAAAATCCACAGTTTTATAGACGTTATAACAAATTCTTCAACAGAGATATTTAATTACTGTTCGGGCAGTGTAGAACCAGCTAAGCTTCTTCTTAATGAGATAATTAAAGTCTTTGGTTATGATGGTGATTATACAAAATATTTCTATGTTTATGCCACTATTGATGGTTGGGATGTTAATACTGGCCCTATTGCGTATGAAGAAGGATATATAAATTATATTCATGATAATTTATATTGTTTATATGATGATTATAGCCACTTCAATGAGGATTCTGGATTAGAATACAGGGCTACAAGCGATATAAATTTTATCTTTTGTGTGAGCAACTGGGATGAAACATTACAACGTTTACATAAAGATCTGCGTAAAGTTAAACTAGGTTTAATAGAAAAGCCTGAGTGGATGGAAGTGGTAGAAAATTTGATAATTAATGAAGATGAGGATCCAAGAAGTATAAATTTAGCAATAGAAGCGAAAGATAAGAAGTTTGAACCTCTTTGTAAAAAACTAAAACAGTTTTTATATAGCATTGATAAAAATACTGTACAGATGTAAGGATAAAATCATGATATATTCTGAAATAAAGTTTCACAGTTTTATAGACGTTATAACAAATTCTTCTAATGAGATATTTACATTTTCAGGTAATTGTGTTAAACCTGCTAAAGAGCTTTTGAAAAGTATTTTTAAAAGTGTAGACCTAAACTAGATGTAGATAAAGATATAGTGGTGTCCTGTTTATTTTCAGATTTAATTTCGTATACAGATATGATTTGGAGATATATTTATAATTACACAGATCTTGAGAAGATACTTCAGGGTAAAGAACGAAAATGGATAAGTAAGCGTAATGTTAAAATTGCTAGAAATGCCATTTTAAAAAATAAAAAAGGTTTTTCAATATTCTTTGAAAAGAAAAACTGGGATTATGAAGACGTGAAAGATTACATCTCTGACGTTTGCCAGTATGTTATCAAAGGTGCTTTTGATAAGCCTTCCTGGATGAAGATATTAGAGGATAATGTGTTTGACGAATATTATTCTAATCCAGAGTCTACTTGTATACGTTTATATTCTGTAAAATCAGAACACCAGGAAATATTAGACAAGGTTGTAAAATTATTATATTCTACAAAGCATGTAACTTTTTTTTGTGGGTAGCATAACCCTATTAAAAAACAATGAGGTTTTAAAAGAAATGTCTTGACAAGGGTTGTTAATTTTGTTATAATGGGGGTATAATTCCAGGTGGTGTAATCAGAAGCGTAATAGGATTTGGTCCTATTGGTACGAGTCTTGTCCTGGAAATATTTTTTGAGAATAGTAAATAGGTTGCCTGTCACTACATGGAAGCCCGATTCATTTTAGGCGAAGGATGACTTCGAATATATTCCTTACATAGACAGCATAGTTCGACTCTATGTATTCTCTTTTCGGCTATTAGCGTGGTCGTGAAATAAAGTGTGTGTGTAAATCATATTCAGATTTTGATTTGAAAAGAGGTTTGGTCTCCAAAAATGGTAAGAGGGTTCTTTACACATTTAACCCACGCTAATCTTATTATGGTGAGGCTAAGCCTTTTTTATGTATAAAGGAAAAAATTATGAAATGTAGATGTTTTCCTGATAAAAATTACAAATCTTTCTTTTTCAATGGCAAAACGATAAGAATAGCTTTAGATCCTAAAAAAGAAATTTCTGAGTTAGATTATCCTGAGTTTTATGATGTGAAGATAACTAATAAATGTGATGGAAAATGTCCTTATTGTTATATGGATTCAAAACCCAACAAGAATCATGTAGAAGATCTTGTTGAGAAAATAAAAAGTTTCTTTGGTAAATTTGATGATAACCAGAAGCCTTTTCAGGTGGCTTACGGAGGAGGTGAGCCAACAGAGCATCCTGATTTTGAGGAATGCTTACGCGCCTCCCATGAGTTAGACATTGTTCCTAATTACACCACTAACGGAATGTTTATACGATATGGTGAGGATAAAGTAAGATCTATTATAGAAGCTACGGAAAAGTATAGCCAAGGTGTTGCTATAAGTTGTCATCCGCATTTAGTAGAATACTGGACTAAAGCAGCAAAGCTTTTTGTAGATAAGAAGGTCAAATTAAACTTTCATATTATAATATCTGATAAAGAGTCTTGCGATGATTTTAGAAAGATTTATAACACCTGGCACAAAGATGTTGATTATTTCGTGTTATTACCTTACAGTGATCAAGGTCGTGGTGATGCTAAAGAGAATGAATTAGATTGGGATTATCTATGCTCAATTATGCCAGACAATGTCCAACAAGTAGCCTTCGGAGCAAATTTTTATCCTTTTCTTTGTAAGGATAGGAATAAATTTAAGGTTAGCTTGTATGAGCCAGAGAGTATGTCAAAGTACCTAGATATGACGAATATGAAACTTTATAATAGTAGTTTTAGTGTTGAGGAAGAGGAAAAATGAAGCTATCCTTTGGCCCTAAATATTGTGAAAAATGTGGTGATTTTTCTACTGTTGACTTCTATTGCATCATTTGTAAAAATGATAAACCTAGTTTTTATACGTTAGAAGATGATAAACGTTTAAAATGTTCTGTTTGTGGATCTGAATATGAACTTCTAAACAACGTTCAGTATGCCACTATCACTATGCAGGCAAATTGGAAACTTATATCTATAAAACAATTTGGGTCTAAAAAGGAGATTGATAATGTTAACGATAATCATTGATATATTTATTATGGTTTCAATACTTTGTGCATTTTTCACAGCGGCGTACGTATGTAAAAAGATTATGGAAAATCTTTATTTTGACATTTTAGCCTATGCTTTAATAATAACGTTTTTGTTATTAGAATTATCATTTGTTTTTTTAAAATTTGTGCCAGACGTTATAATATATTATAAGTCTTTGTTTTAAGGGTTTTGAAAAATGTGGGCATTGATTTTAGATTTATTACTTTTAGTTATGGGAATACCTCTAGTTGTGCTTATTTTGATAGGTTTTATGAATATGATGATATATAAATTCATGAAGGGAACAACGATTAATGATGACCTGTTGTCACTAATCTTTGTAATAGTTATAATTTTCGGAGGAATCATTTTTGTTATTGTTATATTAATCCCCGACATCATTACTTATTACAAAACTTTTATATAGTCTTGGAGATAAATATGATTAGTATTTTGACCGACCTATTATTTTTGTTTATACTTTTTATAATGGCAACTATAGTTTTATATCTTAAAACTAAAAAAACTTATAAGGACTCTTTAGATGATTAATAAGCTAGATGTTAAATATGAAGGTTAATAAATATAAATTATAGAGGGTATATTACATGAGCTACTTAATTAGATCTAGTATAAAACAGGCTATAGCTGAAGGAAGAATTATTATAGATCCTTATGAGGACAGTCTTGTAAGTGTAAACAGTGTTGATGTTAGGTTAGGAGATCATCTCAAGGTTTATAAGCATAAAACTTTAGATATGAAAGGTGAAAATCCAACAAAAACAATTAAGATTCCAAAAACAGGATTTTGGATGTTACCACAACATTTTTATTTAGGAATCACTTTAGAACGAATAGCTACAGATTATTTTATACCAACTTTAGATGGGAAGAGTACAACAGCAAGGTTAAATGTAGGCATTCATGTTACAGCAGGTCGTGGTGACATCGGGTGGGATGGTAACTTCACCTTAGAGATGTACGTTGTAGCCCACGATATAAAAATATATCCTGGAATGTTAATTGGACAAGTCTTTTTTGAGACTCCAGATAAGCAACCTTTACCAGAGGATTTATATTCTGGTAAATACCAAGGTTCAAGCGTTATAGTAGAAGGTCTTGCTTATAAAGATTTTAAGAAGTCAGAAAGGGTAAATAATGAAAAAGGAAATTAAAGCTGAAATAAGAGATCTTTCTGAAAATATAAAATATTACATGGAACAAGAAAAACTTAATAAAATTCTAACAAATATTATTAACGGTGAACCCTAATAATGTATAGGACAATATCGCGTCCTAACAACACAATAAAAGATTTAAAGAAGACCTTGTCTTTTGCTAAAAAGAATCTTTATATAACAGTTTATTCTTGCGGAGAGTTCGTTATGTATAGAACTCCTGAGGAATATGTAAACTCAAATTATAAAGAACTTAACAGGTTTTTAGATGTTAAAACATTGAATATTGACATCATTGAAAAGAACATGGTTTTATCAGGTTCAATAAGGTGTTCTATGCCTATTACTGTCAAAGATTTTTTGTTGGTTTTAAATAATTATGATGACAGTCTTATTGTGGATGTTAATAACCCTTTGATGAGTTCTTTGTTTGAAACTATGATGGAGGTTTATGATTCAGATGATTTTAGTATTCTTTCAGAACAAGATAAATTATTCTTAACGGAAAGAGGCAGATCTAAGATTTTAGTGATTCATTAAAAAGGGAATGATAAAAGCCATGAAAAACAAATTTAATTTAGAACTTCTCAACAGATTTATTAAGATGTATTTAATAGATTATAATAAGTCCTATCCAATAACTATATTAGAAGAGAGTGAAAGTATATATATAGTAATAGAGGCTGAATTTTATGTTTGTAATTTTTATTTTTATTTTAAAAATGAAATTTTGGCGTGTGATTATAGCATAGAATCCATGGATACAACTAGTTATTGTATAACTTATAAACATAGATTTAAAAAAGATTATATTAAAAATTTTATAAGTGTTTCGAAGGATTTGATTGAAAATTTGCATACTATTAAAAAAAATATTAAAGGGGTGTAAATAATGTTTGGAATGATGAATGGATTACTGATCAAAATGATAAAACAACTATTATTAATGTTATAGCACAGTCTTATAACAACAAACGTTTGTTGTTTTCAACTGATCTGTTAGAAAGATTAGAAAAAATAAAACCTGCTAATAAAGATTTATCAGAGTTTGTGTCAGATATTTTAGAAGATTATGTGGAAGATATACAAGCTGATAAGGATATATAAAAAGCGAATAAAGATATATGTTGGATAGGCATGACTGGTGTAAAACAGAAGGGTGGATTATGAGTTCTGATGAACAAAAAACATTAAAATTGCTAAGTTTATTTTTTAGACATACGGCAGAGGAGTATGATTTTAATACGGTTATAGTTAAAAATTATAAGGGATATGTTAAGTTATATATAAAAGAACTACAATATGATCTGTTTATAAAATTTAGTATTGTAGGAAAAACATTTAATTATGAATCTATCTTATTTGATGGTGAGGATGATAATGTTGGAGAGTTTGTCATAAGAGAGAAAATAAAATTTGAAACTGATCCTTATTTTTCTTTTATTAATATTTTAGACGAAACTTTAAAAAGGTATTCTTTAATATTAGATGAGAATCTTGTTGGTGGCGTTATTAAGGCCATAGGATCTTCACTTTACGGGAAGGAGTGAACACCATACTGGATGATGGTGTTATAAAGGATAAATTATGTTAATCAAAAAAGCTTTTATACCAGTTGACGTTAAGTCTTTAAACGAATTTTTATTTAGCACTACTGTAGCTGTTGCTAGTGCGGCTAAGAAAAGGAAATTTTCTTGTAATTTTAAATATATGAATTATTCTAAAAAGTGGGAAAAGGAATTAGCTATTTTTTTTCCAAAGAAAGAGGAACGAGAAAAGAAGTATTACGTTTTAAAGATTTTGAGATTATATAATACTAAAAAGGTAGGTAAAAAGAAAGGTTCAAGAAACTTTGACTTTATGAATCTAATGGGTGGATTAAAACCTGTACCAGATTATCTAAAACGATCTAACTGGTTGTATGAAGATAGCCCTGCTTGGTTCTTTATGGTCCCTTTTCAGCGTAAGATCGAAGAAGGTGAAGAGCCAGGAACCATTTTAGAATTATATGATAACAAAAAAGATGTGTTAGCTCTTCTTTTTGATAAAATGTTTAATGAGTTAGGCTTGGAAACAGAAGCTAAAAAGTATTTGAAAAACAACGATTAAATTTTAAAGGACAAATAACATGAACTTTAATAAAATTGGGGGTGTGTTTAAAAACATGAGAGAACACGCCACAAACATTGCGAAAGATTTGTCACAAGAAACTAAGGCAATAAAGAATCAAGAGCTTAATAAAATTAAAAAGCAGAGTCCCGAATTATATGGCCTTGTAAAGGAGGAAATGGAAGATATAAAGGTTGATGATTCTGATTCGAATCAAGAAAAAAGTTTTTTGACAATAGGAGATAATGATCCTATTGAGGTGTTTGACTTTAAGTTCTCATCCAACAATAAAAATACAGAAGAACAAAGTGAGATAAAAATGTATAATGGTTTCTTTGAAAAAACCATTAAAAGCCTGGGAGAGAAATATGAATTATTACACATAGATAATGATAAGTTAGCTATAGAAATTAAAATAGACTGCGACAGATTCAAAGAGAATTATGTTGAGGTTGGAGTACTAAAGCATCTTATTAAGTTTCCCAAGAACTATCAATATAAAATTTGGAAAAGATTAATGTTCTATAGCACGACGGGTTTCCCGTGTCAGCGAATAACAGTAGGCTTTTATGAAACAATGCTGAAACTTATAATATCTGATGAAAAGATACCATTGGAAGTATATAAAGATTTTGTTGATATTGTGTTGAAACAATAGAAAGGTTTTAATTATGATTTTACTACCCGATGGAGAAAACTGGTATTTAAATTTTAAAGAACAATTGGTTGAGTTTTTAGAATTAGAATTAAAAAAGGTTAAGCTTAATCTTGATAAATATAAAGAAGTAACTTCAAACGAGTTATATAATAAGATTTGGTCAAAGACTTTTATTAAACTTTGTAAAGAAGATGAAGAGTATGAAATAGTAGAGGATTCTCTTATTAAGGAGGAAATGAATAATCAAAGTAAACGTGACGATTTATTTGTAATGGCGAATATGTCGCAATACAACATTAATAAAATTTTGAGATTGGTTGATGAGGATAATGAAGTACAAGATTTGCTTAGCACATTTATAAGAATAATAGAAGAAAACACAGTGAACAAAAAAACATATCATCCTCTTTTGTGTACAACAATGGTACAAAAATTAGAGTGTCTACGTAAAGGAGGAAAAGATGTTTATAATATAATAGATCAAGAGATAGAGGTTGAATTAATAAAGTTTAATATAAAATCTCAGGATTTAATCTGTAGTAAACTGTTATTATCTAAAACTATGTTTTACGCATTTAAAGATTTTAGAGCTGTAATAACGGACATGTTAATTAATCATGATATAAAATTATATTCTATTGATAACCAAGAGGTTTTAGATGTTGGTTTTAGTAGGACTAAAAATAAGATATATTTGATTATAGAATTTAATGCTCAAAAATGAAGTGATACAAAATATTAAACGTAATTTAGGGTAGGAGGTAAAAAAAATGGCATCAGCAAATTGGAACGAGGAGTGTTATGAATATGAAGGATCTTGCAATAAAAATACGCATATAAATAATATAAAAATTTTTACAAGATTTTATGAGTTAACAAATAAATTAAAAGCAGAGCTTAATAATATCATAAAAGAAATTGAATATGAAGTTTTAAAGTTGGATGATAAACAAGAACATATGATATGTAATACTACTTGCAAAATAAACCCTTATATATTAAAAGAGATTCAGGTTTTGGTAGATTACAGAATTATTTCAGAGCTATCTAAGTTAGATAAGCAGTCTCAAGAAGTTATCTGGATAAATTTATTTAAGGGCAATGAAATATTAATAAAAGATTATGATAAATTTTTGATAGCATTAAGAGTCTGGTTCACGAAGACAACAGAAGTCGTAAAACTCTCATCTGGTGAGATTGTATCTGATATTGCTATTGGTAGTGAAAATAACAATTTGTATTTCATTGTAAAGAAAGGTTGAATTATGGAAAATTTTATAGGATGTAAAGGTATTAATTCAGAATTATGTAAAGATTGTGAATTTAAAATACCAGTTGGTGAGATTGATAAAAATAAAAAAGACGAGTTGGGTGTCATAGCAATTAATTTTGCATTGTGTTCCAACAAATCACTAAAAAATTCTAATCTTAACAAGAGCGATTTTATCAAGAATATCAAAAAATTTAATGAAACAAAATCTAGATATTTTATGTATAAGCTTTTTTTGAATCTTCAATCAGAACTAAAAGATTTGTACGTCTACTCATTATTAGATACCCCAATTAGATATTGGGATGTTCGAAAGATACTAGCTGAAATAAGTGTAGATCAAATATTTAAAGATCTAGACTCAGGTAAGTTAAAACGAGAAGATTTATATGAGACTGAAGAAGAAACTTATAAAAAACCTAAAGTAAAAGATGTTACTAAAAAGGATCTACAAGCTTTATCCAGAGATGAGATATTTAAATTATTCTTTAACTCTAAAGAAAGAAACAAAGGTATTATCTTCAGTTACGCATACAACGCCTTTATGAGCTCTTCTAAAAAAGAACCAAGTGTTATTCTAGGGTTGTTAAAATCTAAAATTGACCCAGATGTAATAAAGATTTTAGATATGTTTAATAAAGAAACTCAAGAAATAATATTTGAAAGTTTTGTTACAGAAGTATTTGAGTATTCTACAAAGTTTCAATTAAAACAATTTATAGACTTGTTGAAAAAACAGTTAGGCGAGGAAAAAAGCTTAATGTTTAAAAACGGATCAAAACTAGTTGATATTTCAAAGGGGAGTAGTAGAATATTTATTGCATATAAAACTAAAGGTATTGGTATAGTTCAAGATTATATATCTTTAGGGGAATAAAATGCATAAAACAGATAAAAAAACGGGAATAAAGTATTATACAGATTGTGAAATTTATAATACTGGTATGTTAGAGCCTCAAGAAGGTCTAATAAAATATTTACGAGAATATCATGAGAATGACATATCTAAAGAAAATATGGATGGTGTTATGACGCGAGTAGATATAGGTGACCCCTTTTTAGTACCAGAGCTAGCAGCTAGAACATGCTATTATAGCCTAGATAAGATGAATTGCAAAAGCAAAAGTTTTGTACAAAAGTTATTAAAATCTGGGCATGAGGCTGTGGGTAGATTCATGGTATATAGTTTTATGATAAGGGGCGTGGCCAGAACAGTTATGGATCAAATAATGCGCCATCCATTTTTTGCAGAGTTGGCGTTTTCAACTAGATACAACACCAAGTTTTGTTACGTAATTCCTCCAAAGTACAAAGATGAAAAAGATATAAATAGAGTATTATGTAAGTATAAACAAAATTTGAAAAATTATGAGGAAGAGCGTAAGTTCCTTGGCAAAGAGATGGCAAGAGGACAGCTTGCTTTGAATATAGAATCTCCATTCAATATGATAGGTAACGTTAATGCCTGGAGAAACTTGTTCCGCCGTAGGCTCCCAAAGGATGTATCACCAGAAACAAGATCATTGGTTTTGAAAATATACCACTGGTTTGTTGAAAATTATCCAGAACTCCTAGTCGAAGAAAATGGAGAAAGTATTCTTTTCAATGTTTACGCAAAGTCTGATGAGGATAATATAATTTCCTGGTTAGGTAAGAATAAGCACGAGGTTTTAGCAGAATATATTGACACTGTTATGTATGAATCTAAATCAAAAGACAAACAATCTAACATCATTTAATAAAAGGAGATTTTTGATATGTTACTAGAAAAAAATAAACCTTAGATGTTAAAAATTTAGACCTCCATATTAAAATTAGAAACGATCAACTATTAAAGTATCATAATAGTGTTGGCCTAAAATTGGATAAAGACTTTATTTATTACGAGGGTTTTGAAATTTTATTGGGTTTAGACTGGATTTAATAAAAATTTATTTGACTTCTGCAAAATACTTAGTATAATAGATCTTGTAAAACAACTCAGTAAACTCCGTAGTTATAATTTGCCCTGGGTGCGATCCTGGGGCTTTTTTATCTTTAAAAGGTTTTATATGAAAACTAATACAAAATTTATAGACATGTTAAATAAATATAAAATAAAGAAACGTGATAAAAGCATAGTGAAATTTGATATAAAGAAAATATATAACTCTATTTTTAATGCATTTGGTGCTACGAAAGAATTAGAAGAAGACAAATTTCAAAAGCTTAAAAGTAAAGATAATAGTACTGATGTTAGTAAAGAAAATGTATCTTATTGGGTATCAAACGATGTGATTGATAAAATAATTAGTTTAGATATAAAATACGATGTTCTTGATATAGAAATGATACAAGATTTAATAGAAGATGTATTATTATTTTCAGCATTTAAAAAAACAGCTAAAGCGTTTATAAGATATAGAGAAGACAGAAAAAGAACTCGTGAAACGGTCAATGAATATCAAATAGATTTGGTGGATAGTTATATTGATAAACTGGATTGGAAAGTTAAAGAAAATAGTAACACGGGTTTCTCTTTACAAGGATTAAATAATTATATTTTTTCTAAAACTAGTAAAACGTACTGGTTAAGCAAAATTCATACTAAAGAAAGTAGAGGAGCGCATTTAAACTGTGATTTACATATTCACGACCTATCACTGTTAGCAAATTATTGTAATGGGTGGGATTTATATGATCTATTGCAAGTTGGTTTTGGCGGTGTTAAGAATAAAATCCAATGCGGAGCACCTAAACATTTTAGATCAGCATTAGGTCAAACATATAATTTTATTTATACTATACAAGGAGAGTCTTCTGGTGCTCAAGCCGTATCTAACATAGACACTCTATTAGCGCCGTTTATTTATTATGATAAGCTAACGTACGCTGAAGTTAAACAATCTATGGAGGAATTCATATATAATCTTAATGTTCCAACAAGGGTTTCAGGACAAACTCCCTTTTCTAATATAACATTGGATTTAAAAATTCCAAAATATTTTGAAGAACAGTCAGTATTAGTAGGTGGTAAGTTAAAGGATAAAACATATAAAGATTTTAGTAAAGAACAAGATATGTTTAATAAAGCTTTTTTTGAGGTTATGATAGAAGGAGACTATGCTGGAAAACCCTTTGTTTTTCCAATACCAACTTGCAATATTACAAAAGACTTTGATTGGGATAATCCTTTACTTGAAAGCTTGTGGAAACTTACTGAAAAATTTGGTTCATTATATTTTGCAAATTTTGTTAATTCTGATATGGATCCAGAAGACGCTAGGTCAATGTGTTGTCGTTTGAGGATCAAAAATAACCAAATTAAAAATAAAATTGGTGGTATTTTTGGAGCAGCACCATTAACAGGTTCAATAAACGTAATAACTATTAATTTACCGAGGATAGGAATTTTAGCAACATCAGAACAAGAATTTTTTAAGATATTAGATGAGAATTTAGAAATATCTAAAAACGTTTCAGAAAGAAAACGTAAAGTTCTAGAACAGTTAGCAGATTTAAATTTTTATCCATATACATCGTATTATTTAAGGAAGGTTAAAGAAAGATCTGGTAAATATTTTGATAATCACTTTTCAACAATTGGTATAGTTGGTGGGAACGAATGTTGCTTAAACTTCCTAGGTAAAAACATTGCAGATGAAGAATCACAATCGTTTATCCATAAGATTATGGATTATATTTTGAAAAGAACTAATCAATATACCGTAGAAACAGGAAACAATTATAATTTAGAAGCTTCACCATCAGAATCAGCATGTTATAGATTAGCTAAAAAAGATAAAGAATTATATCCAGATGCGTATTGCGCAACAGGCAAATTAAAAGATGTAGAATATCCGTATTATACTAATTCAACGCATTTTCCAGTAGATCATACTAATAGTATAATAGAAGCTCTTTCTCATCAAGATCAGTTTCAGAGTAAGTATAGCGGTGGAACGGTTCTTCACTTATTCCTTGGTGAGAAGACTTATGATTCCAATAATTTATCATTATTAATTAAACAAATATGTAAAAATTATAAGTTGCCGTATTTCACTTTAACACCAACATTTAGTATTTGTGATAAATGTGGATATCATGCTGGAGAGTATACTGTCTGTCCAGATTGTAATTCTGAATGTCAAATTTATTCTAGAGTAGTGGGATATTTAAGCCCTTTATCGAACTGGAATGATGGTAAGAAGACTGAGTTTGAATATAGAAAGGCTTTTAAAATATGATATCTTGTGCATCAATACGGGATGTATCTTTAATTGATTATCCTGGTAAAGTAGCTAGTGTAATGTTCTTATCAGGATGTAACTTTAGATGTCCTTTTTGTTATAATACTGAATTAGTAAAGAATAAATCTAAAAGGTTTTATACAGAAGAATTTATATTTAAAAAGTTAGAACGAAATATGCAATTAATAAATGCTTTAGTAATAACAGGTGGTGAGCCTACTATTCATAAAGATCTACCAAGGTTCATAAAAAAGGTTAAAGAAAAATTTGATTTAAAAATTAAATTAGATACCAATGGGACTAATCCTAAAATGCTAGAGCATTTATTAGTTTCTGACTTAGTAGACTATATAGCCCTGGATATTAAAACATCATTTAGAAATTATAATAAGTTAGCTGGAGTAGATATAAATAAGAATTTAATAGAATGTTCTATAGATATGATAATAGAGTCTGATATAGATCATGAATTTAGAACTACAGTAGTTAAAGAGCTTATTAATGTAGATGATATAAGTTCTATATTAGATTCTATTAGAGGAGCTAATAAATACGTTATACAAGAGTTTAGACAAGATCTTGGTGAGATGATTAATCCAGAACTTAAAAAAGCTGAATATAAATTTAATGAAGGTGAGAAAATAGTGTTTGACAAGAGTGTGTGCGAGCTTTTGCAAGGTCAAAAATTGTTGGACTTGAAATTAGAGTTTAGGTAAATCTAAACTCTAATTTTTTTAGTATTTAAATAGTTTTTCATTAGTTTTTTATGGTTTTCTAAATTAGATATTCCAAATAAATCTTTACTTTTTTGATCAGATAATGTTTTTAATTTTTGAGACATTAGATTCCAATTTTTCCAAATTCTAAGTTGTTCGTTTAGAGACGGTTCTTTATGAATTAATTCTATTTGTTTTGATGCTCTCCATTTATGTAAAGGATCATTTGATAATTGAGTGAATATATCTTCGCCATAATTTTTTTTTATTTGTTCTAATGTATGTGGAGGATCATATTTTTCTAATCCTTTTTTTATTTCAAGTTTAATAAAATTTAATACGTTATTCATTTAGATGTTTTCCCTTAAAGGATGAATTCAATTAATAACAAGTATATTGGTATATAATAGTTTAATTATATTTTAAAGTAAAGGATATAATTATGATTTTGACGATTATATTTATATTTTTAATTCTTTTTGCAACGATACTTGTATTATTTACAAGTAATGAAACGTTAGTTAAAAAGTAACAACTTTAGAATCACATTGTGATGATATGAGGATAGATTTAGGATATAAAACTCTTGAAGATTATTTAAACTGGTATGGGTTAGAACCTCCTTTTGCAAGGGGTAAGAAAGTTGATTTATATAATATAATTACTGAAAAAGATATAAAACAATATGAGCTAGGACAATGGAAACATATTCAAGAAAATTTAGAAGTGTTGAGTTGTATAGGATAATATTTTTATAAAGGATAAATTATGATTAATATCAATATGGGATTTGATAAGAACGGTGATTGTACGTATTATCAATCGTCTGAAAAACTTGATAAAGATATTGTGAAATATTCATATTATAGTAAAGAATTAGAATTTATTAATTCGTATAAAAAACAAGATGAATCTTCAAAACTTAGAGTAACAGTAAAAGATAAATCTGAGTTAGAATTAGAAAATACTAATTCTACTCCTGTTTTGATAAATGAAGATTTGTTATGTGAAATAATTGAAGACTATAAAAATATAATTCTAGTATAATAATTTATAAAAATTAACTTACAAAGGGTGTTGCTAAGCAACACCCTTACCCTTAAAAGTCGAAATCCAACCTGTCTTTCCCCTCAGCAGAGTCATAATTTTTTTTAGCTAATATTTTTTCAAATAAAGCTAACGGTATGTTATTTGATGCTGAAAAAAACACAAGCCTATTTCCCAAAAATTTCTTTTTAATAAGGTATGATGATTGTACATCTTTAAGTGAAAATTCTATTTTCAAACCATCTTTAGAACTTGGATACTTTATATATAATTCTATTTTATTATCAGAAAATATATTACTCTTAGAATAGTCTATTTTCCAGTTTGTTATTTTTTTTCCTTTAACATAATACCCATCCCCCTTTTCTATAATTGTTATCTTTTTATGGTCTGTAAAAATTAAGCTTTCTCCACAAGCCTTGTAGATAGAATCCACATAATTTTCATCATTCTTGACGCACTTTAAAAAATCATCAGGAAAACCTAGCAGATTACCTATTCTAAACATTCCTTTATCATTAACAAACACATTATTAGTTGATTTAGGATCACGGCAGGTGTGTATGTCACCGTGTATAGGTTTTAAATTTGGATAAAAGCTTTTATAAAATTCTAACCAAAAGAAATTTGAAAAAAAATCAATTTTTGCTTGATTTTCCTTAACCTTGTTTGTTATCATAGTAAATAAGGCTTTATAAAATTTTACATCTTCTATGTATTGTATTTCGTTGTCTAACACGTAGATATTTCCGTCATCATCAACATTTCCCTTATTTGGGACTCTTTGCTTATGACCCAAGATTTTTATTCCTATCAAATTGCTTGTGAAGTCTAGAATTTTAAAGTCTATCTTAGATTTAGTTCTTAACAATATATAACCGGGCTTATTAAAATTAAGCACTGAAGTGGGACTAATATTATTTTTTCTTATAATAGCTGTGTTACTAGGTATTCTTATTTTTTTAGAATTTAGATTAGTGGGGAAACATATTTCTATAGCTATTAAATTATTCACGTTTCCCGTCATTATAAATGAATTTCGGGAATTTTTTCTGTCTTTTACTATTTTTAATTTTCTATAATAATTATAATCGTAATTAACCATAGGAAGGTCCTTTAATTATGCATAAATATATTTATGGTGATCATATAAAATGTAATACGTTTTTTAAAGAGAATACAAACATTGAAATAAAAAGTTTAGATTGTGTGTCAGTTAATGTAGAAGAGGTTAAATTTTGTATCATTTATACTGAGACTAAACAAGAACAAAACTCTTATAAAATAGTTATAAGAAAAATGGTGAGAAATTTACCAGAAATTATAGCAGATTATGAAAAAGAAGGTTATGAGTTTGTAAAAAACTTTTTATATAGAAAACGAGATAATGTTTTTTCTGGGATTTTAGTTAAAAAGTCAATATCTAACAATTTAAAAAGCGTCTGTGATTATACTAAAGATTTAGGCAAATTGCAAGATAAAATAGAAAAAATTGAAAAAAAAATATTATTCGATTCTAAATTAGAAGGTGAAATAGAACAACTTGAGGAAAAAGTTCTTTCTAACCGTGAAATTAAAAAATTATGTGGTGAATATTTTCAGGTTTTTGATAATAAGCAAAACATTGTTCTTAATGAGGTAGAAAAAAAAGTATTCAAACTTTTAGAAAAATTTGATGATGAACGAAGATACCTCAATGATGGCTTATTAAGTGATAATATAGACCCTTCTTATATTGATAAATTACAGCTTAAAAAGAATATAGATGATTCTATACCAGAGTCTATACCAAATTATATACAAACCCCTGTTTTAGTTTCTACAGAAGTGCCCAATATTATAATTGATAACCCTATTATTGAGGTTATTTCTGAAAAGATCGAGGAAAAGATCGAGGAAAAGATCGAGGAAAAGATCGAGATAAAGGTAGAAAAAAAGAAACGTAGTCGTCGTAAAAAGAAAAAGGAATAGTTATAAATATGAATATGCAACAATTTTTACAATTATCTAATAAAATGGGTGTACGACCAGAAATTTTGTATAGTCGAATGCGCCAACAAGAAAGAGATAAACAACGAGAAATGAGGCAACGTCAAGTGACAGACTTGTTAAGACGTTACGTTAAATATCAAGCGCAAGGGCAAACCCAACCTGTACAAAATGATAAAAATAATAATAAAGTTGTGAATAAACCTAAAAAAAAGGTTATAAACAAGGTTGTAGACAATAAGAGGGTTAAATCTCTTCAAAAATTACCACGTTCACAAAAATCAAATATTATAAAAGATGTTGTTAATAATTATAAAAAATATTCTACTATAGGTTCTGATGTATATAACTTGATAGAATCTTCAAGTGCTTATGGTAAACCTACTGGAATCTAAGGACATTTTATGGCAAAAATATATCAAGAATTGCTAGGTAGACCTCGTGCAACGTTAGATAGTACTACAGACGATTTTAATCCAACAGCTCATCAAAGCACTCATGTTAAGGCTGGCGCAGATGAGCTTGATGGAGATATTATAGGCATTGATTTTACTCCAGCTAACTACACTCCAACAGTAGTACCAGCAGAAGTAACTAACGTTGATGAGTTGACAGCTCATCTTGCTGGTGTTGACGATGCAATAGGAACAAAATCTGTTATAGCACATGAGGCTTCTCATGTTAGAGGTGGGGCTGCTGAGATTGATGGAGACACGATAGACATTGATTTTACGCCTTCAAATTATACCCCTAGTATAGTACCGGCTGAGGTAACTAACGTTGATGAGTTGACGGCCCATCTTGCTGGTGCTGACACCGCAATAGGAACTAAATCTGTTATAGCACATGAGGCTTCTCATGTTAGAGGTGGGGCTGCTGAGATTGATGCTGATTTATTAGATGTAACATATACTCCGTCTAACTATACCCCAACAGTAGCACCAGCTGAGGTTACGCATGTTGATGAGCTTACTGCTCATCTTGCTGGTGTAGATGCGGCCATAATTAATCCAGCAAGTTTAACTGTGGAAAACGGTGTCACATTAAATAACAGTGGTGGAGATAATGATGTTTTAATAAAAGGTGACACACAAAATTTATTTAAAACTGATGCTGGAAATGAAGAAATCTATATTGGAGATGGTGGAACTACTAATTATGTGAAGATTAAATCTGACGGTGAGATAGAACTAAATGGGACAGCTAGAGTTATTAGGTATGACTGGAAAGATGCTGGATCAATAGGTTCTGCTGGTACACAACCAGCTAGTTTGACCGTTAATACCAATGGTTTTGCAGTTTTAGAATTTGTAGATAATTCTGAAAAGTCATGTCAGTTTAATTTAAAAGTGCCATCAACTTATGATACTTCTGCTGTGATTAGTGTATGTATTAGTTGGTCTAGTCCAGCAACAAGTTTAAATTGTGATTGGGAATTGCTTTATTTTGGCTCAGAAATAAATGAGTCTACTGAACAGGCTGGTGCACCAGCGCAAAGTTACGAAACCTCTTCTGCTACGGCTAACGGCATTGTTGAAAGCAATTTAACTTTGGCAGGTATTACAAATTCTCATGTGTGTGTTCATTGTATTTTAACTAGAGATGGTGATGATGGTAGTGACACATTAGGAGATGTGGCTCATATACATGGTGTTACATTAAAATATACTTCTAATAAATTAGGGCAGGCTACATAATGACACAAGATTATAAATATTTGCATCAAAATAAATTCCCTAATCCATTTTATGACATAGCTAGTACTTATATACCACCAGATATTAAAAAAACATTTGAACTTTGTGAGCATATTTATGTTAATGGTGGTATAATACGTGGTGCTACATCAAGGTTAGTAAATTATTTTATTCAGAAAATAGAATATGGCGAGGAAACAAAAACTACAGAAAAGCTTAAGGAGTTTTTAGAAAAAAAATTAAAAGTTAGAAGCCATTTGTCAAAACTTGGTATAAATTATGTTGTTTATGGTAATGGTATTATAACAATGTATTTTCCTTTTACTAGATATTTAGAATGTCCAAGTTGTGTTTTTAGAGTTAATTTATCTAATTTCAAATTAGATTACAAATATAATAAAGGAAAATTTGTAGGGGATTGTCCTAATTGTAATGCTAAAAATGTAACATTTAAGTTAATAGATCTTGACTTAAGAAACGAAGATAAAATTAAAGTTAAACATTTAAATGTGCATGATATTAACATTAAGAAAAATCCAGTTTCTGAAGAACATATATATTATTGGGATTTACCTGAAAGTTTAAGAGCTGGTGTTAAAGTAGACAAAGATGATTTTTATATAAAATCTACGAGAGAAGAAATGTTGTCTGCGATATCTAAAGATCAAGCTTTTCAAATTGACCCTAAATATGTATTTCATTTAAGCACATCTATAATATCAGGTTTTGAGGACAAATGTGTTTGGGGATTGCCTTTATATTTAAACATAATAAAATTAAATTTTTATCAAGCTATTTTAAGAAGAGCTAACGAGGCTATTTCTATGGACTATTTAATACCGTTGAGAGTTATCTCTCCAGGTCAAACTAGTTCTAGTGGTGATCCATTGTTACAGTTTTCTTTGAATAATTTTGCATCTAAGGTTGAAAGTGCAATATCTCATCATAGGAATGATCCTGCGGATTATCACGTATTCCCATTCCCAATAAATTATAATGCCTATGGTGCTGAAAAAAAAGCGTTGGATGTTACTCCAGAAATAAGATCTGTTATAGAGGAACAGTTGCACTCGTTAAATTACCCATCTGAAATTTTTTATAATACTTTGAATATTCAAGCGATGCCTCCAGCACTGAGATTATTTGAACAAACCTGGTGCGATTTAGTTGACGGATTAAACAACGCTCTCCAATGGATTGCTGATAACGCTTGCGATTTTATGGGATGGGATCGTCAACAGGTGTCTATAACCAAAGTTACTTTGGCTGAAGACATTGAGAAACGACAAGTTATGTTAAATTTGGCCTCAGCACAACAAACATCTATGATAGATGCTCTAAAGCTTTATGGTATGGATTTTAAAGATCAAAATAAAAAATTGTTAGAACAACAAAAGATCTTAATGGATTTACAAAAAGATTTTCAATCGGATATGGAATCAGCAGTACAAATGGGTATAGAAAATCCAGCACAGGGAGCCAACTCAATTACAGATATAAATCAACAGGCTATGCAAATAGCAGCTCAGCTTTTAGATATGCCTCAAGAGAGAAGGACTGCAGAAATGAGAAATTTGAAAAATACAGACCCTAACCTACATGCTATTGTTAAGCAGAATATGGAAAACACAAGGCAAACTTCTAGAACAGAACATGGGTATGAGACTTTGTCTGCAGCAGGTATGACGGGCCATGAGCAAGCGCCCGAGCGCCCGAATAAAAAAACCCTAGTTTTTAACTAGGGTTTTTTTTAATACGTACATAAATCTCATTAACTTGAGTTCTAATTTGATTAAAATCTTTTTTTAAAGGGCAGGTATCATTTTCAAAAGCCTTGCAGGGGTTATTTTTTTTATCTTCTATTTTATCTTTAATCATTAAGGTTAACAGCTTAAATAAACCAGCGCATATAAAAGATGCTAGTGCAAAAGCAGCGCAATCACCTGTTGTTAAGTCCATTTATATCTCCTTAAAGGTTAGATTTTTGTGATTTATACAAAAGGCAATGTTTAGATAAGGAAAAAATGTTGATTTTTTTTCGTTGTATATATAATATAATATGACAAATTAAATCCATTAGTTTGGTTGTGACCATGCTAATAGATATTAGTAATATAATATCTATAAGTGACATTTAAATTTCTCCTATATAGGTTATGATTATTTTGAATTGTGAACAATATAATATTATATTACCATATTTATTAATAAATCCAATAAAAACTTGACAAAAATAAATATGAATTTATAATATGATTATAGGAAAGGATAAATATGAATAATAAACTAAAATTTATTAGGTCTGGATTCAATGCTGGTTTTACTGGTTTACAAAAAACAGCTTTTAATGCTTTTGGTATGGATATTAATCCAAAGGATGTGTTGAAGTATACAGTGCCGGGCTTGTTAGCTGGAGTAGGCGGAACTATGGGGTATAACGCTCTGACAAGCTCCGCAGATACTAACGTAGCTCAAGAACCACAGAAATCTCCATTTATAAAGGATAACGATGCTGTTGAGAACCCACAACAAGGTGAGGACCAACAACAAGATCTAATGAGACGAAGGATGGCTATGCAACGTTTGTACTTATTAAAAAGGCAAGGGGTTTTATAAAACATGGGTACTTTTAAATGTTCTAAAATAGAAATATCGGATACTGCTTCTACTGGGTTACACGGTGTTAATAAGGATTATGGGGATTCCACTTATATTTTTGGACCTAAAACCTATGAATTTATAAAAGATAATGGTGTGGCAGTAGGACAAACTGAGTTAGCCATGTATGAACAAACAGGTCAATTTCAATATATAATTATACCTAGCAATTGTAGTGGTTATCTTATTGGGGCTCAACTTTTAATAGGAGGCGTTGTGACTCTGGGCCAAATAGATATAACTTTTCGTAGAACTAGAGCTGCTACACCTGCGACAATAACCCAAACGGATTTAAATTTACAATTAACCACGAGTGATTATGATGACGCGTTTATTGCTACAGGCACCACAGGTTTTGATGCTGCGGCATTAGATAAATTTGTCCCGTTAATTACAACAGACGGATCGTTTGCACCTGTAGATAAAGATATAAAGGTTATAATGTGGTTTTATTTAAAAGGCTATAATAATAGTTAATGGGGTGATTAATGCTAAACACTAAGCAAAAAGAGTTTTTAAAAAAACTTGCAGAAAAAAAACATAAAGATGATTCTGCTCAAAAAATGGAAGAGCTTCAGAAAAAAGCTTTTATTTTGGGGCAAGAAGATTTTTATAAAATACTTAATAATATTTCACATAAATAAAGAGGGAACAATGGGACTTTTTATAATAGATGGAATTTGTCAAGATAAATCTGGTGAGGATTTGAATCTAATATCCTTAAATTCTGGCACAGTTTTACATTCTAAAGATGCTGATTTAGAACTTAGAGATGATTCTGATAATTTAATTTTGAAAAATTTAAATTATAACTTGACACAATCTGGATATGTAATTTGTAATAATTTAAATTCAGATATTATTGAAAATAAAAACAAACTCGTATTAGGTTCCGACTCTATAAAAACTGGTGACAACACACAATCCACAATTATGGCATTGAAGGCTACCAATGCGTCTGATATAGGTACATTAAGTACTGTAGCAGTTGATAGTAAAATTAATATAGATGGTGATCCTGGTGCTTTAGGTGTTAGTTCTGGCGATATAGTTTATGTGTTTAATACACAAAATAATAATGGATTTTATGAGGTTGCTACAGTAAACGCAGATAATATTATAATTGATGGGACACCTACTATAACTTTACCAGACATGAAAAGTGCAGTTACTGATGAGACTGTATCAGGCGGCTTGGTTGTGATATCACCAGGTTACCTAAACTTCAATGGTTCTAAATGGTCATTTGGGATAATAACAGATTCTACTACTTTAACGTCCTTGTTGTTGCCAGGCATATCAGCTTCAAATTTAACTACAGATTTTTCAGACGCTGTTCCTAACTTACAAGCATACGGAAGTAGTATTACAAATTCAGGCTCATATTACATTGGTTTTAATCACACGGGTTTAATAAATATAACTACAAACACAGTGCAAGAAGCTTTAGAAGAGTTAGATGGGGTTTGTAGGGGAAAAGCGGCACCAGCGTTTGTTTTTGGAGAAACTAATACTATTGGTGCAGCAAACACTTTTGTGCCTGTGGATTCTACGGTAGCCATATTTAAAAACTCAGCTGTTACAGATTTAACATTCGGTGCTACAGCAGCTAAAGGTGCAGAGCTCTTTGCTGCAAGGCATGATCATATTCATGGTGTGGCAGTGGCAGCACCATCAGATATTAGTAATACTAATGTTGTTGGTGTTGGAGTTAGTTTTGTAAGAAATGATCATGCCCACAAGTTGGACTCTGCAGATAGTAAGGTGTTAAAGTCTGGTACACAAGCTATAGGAAATGCCACTGACCTTGTGGCGGTAGTCTTTTCTACAGCTTTTCCTACGGCTATTCTAGGTATTACTTATTCTTTAGAAAATATAACTGATGCCACACCAGCAACATATGGTATGATTACTACTGTTAAAGCTGTTACTGGATTTACTGTAAAATTGTCAGAGGATACAGATTCTGCTAATTATGTTTTAAGTTATGTGGTCACTGGAAATTAAGGGATTTGAGAACATGAAAGAATATTTACTTTTGGGTGATGACAAATTGGGAATGTCAGCTTATAAGAATTCTATTTCTAAAACTGCTGAAGAAGCATATTTAAATTATGTAAACTTTACGACATATAAAAAGAATTTGCTAAAAACTTTAGAAGAAGAAGAACAAAAATTTAATGTTCAAGATAATGAGTTTAGAAAAAAAATAGATGCTCTAAGAGAAATCTATATAAAAAATGTTCATAGTTTGAGAGAAAAACTTTTACCAGAAAATGTAAAAAATTCTTGTATAAAATATGATGATATCAATTTTAAATTTGTTTGTAATGAGAATTCAGATGAACAAGATAAGTAAGTTTATTGAATTTGGGTTTTCTAAAGGTGCTAAGCTAAAACTTCCTGATGGTTTATTAAGGTTGTTTGAAAATACTAGTTCTGATTTTAAAACTTTAAAAAAAATTGACACATATTTAAATAATAATACTGTGTCTGCAACAATATCTAAAATAAAAAATGATCCAATGATTTTACCAGATAAGAAAAAAGCTTTGATTGATGCTTTGTTGGGTAAGAGTCCAGCTCCGTCATCTGATAGAGATTACGGTGTTGGTACAACGTTGGGTGGTTTAGGTATAGGTGGAGCTTTATCTTATTATTTAACTCAAGGTGTGGAGAATAAGGTTTTACGAGGTCTCTTATTAGGGGCTGGAACTTTAGGGTCAGGTTACCTGGGAAACTTGTTGTCTAATCAGGACAGTGTAACACCAATTGATCAAGGTGAACAGAGAGGATATTAAATTATGTTGAATGTTACAGATGAGTTAATGGCTAAATATATATTTATGAAATCTGGGTATGACAGTTCGGGTGCTGATCAGTTAGAAAAAGATGCTTCTGTTTTGTCAACCTTGGGTAGTGTTGGTATGGGTGCTGGCAAAGCTATTGTAAATACCGCACCAGCATTGATTAATGTTTTTAAAGGAGTAGCTGATGCACTTTTAACCGGTATACCAGCGTTAGCATTTTTAGGCGGTGCTGTACCAGGTGGTCTAACATGGTTAGCCCAACGTGGAGATAAACTTCAAAATTTAAAACAAGACAAGAAACTTAAGTCTCTAAATGAGCAATTGAGAAAATTGAAAGATGAGGATAGAAATGGATATACTGGGTAAAAATTTGGTAGATGAGCTAAATGCCACCAATTATAAGGAAGAAGAGCACAAAAGCTTTATGAAAACTATCAAGGGTACGTTGTCAGAGGATGAGTTTTATTACAAATCTTATTCTGGAATATTTGATTTAGATGCTAAACCTGATAAGGAAAAATTTCATAAAATTTTAGATTTGTGTTTAGATGACCCTATTGTCAATAGAATTTTAGAACGAGATTCTTTTTGGACCCCCAGTGGATCTAAATTAATGTATATGCTATGGGTGGAAAGACTGGAGAAAGTTAAAAAGGAGGATTTGTTAGATGACAACGATGAATCTTAATAAGTTAGCCTCGATTACTAGCGCGGAGTTAAATAAGTCAGGTATGACAAAAAATGCTTCTGGCATGTTAGACATACTATTAAATAAGGAGGTTTTAAAAAATCTTGGGCAGGGCATGTTAACTGGTGGGGCAGGTTATCTTGGTCTTATGGGTTTATCTAACGCTTTAGAAGGCATAGGCTCTAATATTCTTAAAAGGCCAGAAATGCCAAAATATATAAATGTTGATATTAATAAAGAAGAAGAGCAAGAAAAAAAAGCGGAGTTAGGAGATGTGGGTAATCTTGCTGCTTGGGGTGCTGGCGTTCCTCTTGGTGCATTTGGTGCCTATAAAGTTTTAGATTATCTGGATGATTCTAATAGAGACATAGAGCTTGTAAATAAGTTAAAAGAGTTAGAAAAGTTGTATGAAAAAAAATTAGATACAAAAAAAAGGATAAATAATGTTTAAAACCGCTTTTCAAGAACTAATGAATAAAGAGAAGATTTATGATAAGAATGTTAGTGATTTAGAAAAGCAATCTATGATAGATAGTTATTATGATGGTTTTTCTAAAGCTGCCAAATCATATTATAAAAATAATTTTGATAAAAAACACTTTGTAAAATCAGCAACAACGGGTTTAGATTTACTTTTTTCAGTGTATGGGGCTGCGGTACCGCTAGGTTTTTTATCAACTTACTACGGTCTTAAAAATTATTATCCTATACCAGAGCAAGATACTGAAGGTGATTTACCAGAATTAAGAATAATTGATCACGCTAAGAAAAAAAAACAAACAGAGATTTTAAATAAAATGTCCTGTTTAAAAAAACAGTCTAATAACTGGTTAGAAAACATTTGGGATAGTACAAAAACTTTAGGTCAAATATTAGTAGCACCTTTTAGTGATATACCAAGCTCTGAATTAACACCCTATATAATTTCTGGCTTAGGAGGAATAGGTGTGGCCAGTACGTTGCCTAAGATTTATAATTTAATTAAACATAAATATAAAGAAAAGAAGCTTAAAGATGAACAAGTTAAGTCAGGTTCGTAGATTAGGTTTTAATGCTGGGTTAAGAAAATATGCTGGGTTAGGTGGGGCAATAGGTCAGGCTCTCGGTTATGCTGGAGGCAGTTCTCTATTTAGCCAAAATAATGCTAAAAGTTGGAGTGATTCTCTTACTAAGTATATATCTAACGCCAAATCTAGTGGTGATATACCTTCAGCCAAGCAATTAGCTACTAATATCTTTGACGGTAATCCGGCATGGGGTGGTGAGAATAAAAAGAGTTTTTTTAATACTGGGGGTATAAAAGGTCAGATATCTCAGCTTGGTAATGAGGCGAAACCATATTATTATGGTACTATGTTTGCAAAACCTATGATTAGTAATATTCTAAACACCTTCGGCAGTGGGAATGATAGTGGTAACAGTAGCAGTAATTCCTATAGGAGGTATTGATGAAAAATACTGAGATAAATTATGAAATAATTAAGCTAGGCTTTTCGAATGGGTTAGAGAAAAGATCAGAAAAAAGATTTGGTTTGAGTGAATTTTTTGCACCAGAATCTAAAAACATAAACGTGTCTAACCAGAAGATTAAAGAATTTCAAAGTCAACAAAAGGGTCCAATAAAACCACTTAAAGCTCCTGAGCCAGGTTTTTATGATAATATTTGGGGAGGTTTTAAATCAGAAGCTTTACCAGAAACCATGGACAGCCTTGGAAAAATTTATACAAACATTGAAAGGCGTTTTACTAAAGATATAGAGTCAGCAGCTAGCAGCCTTGGTAGCTCAGCTAAAAAAAATATAGCCCCTTATTATATGGGTTTTATGGCCGGGCAACCCGCTATTCAAAGTCTAACAAATTCTTTATTTAAGCCTAGTTCAGGCTCTGGACAAAATTCTACTCAAGGTGAATATACAAATCCTTATCAAGGCATTTCTAAGGGGTTTAAACGTGGGACATAATATCAATGTTGTACAACTTGGATTTCAGAAAGGTTTGGACAACGGTTTTGAGAAAAATTCTGGAATAGGCCGTATGTTAGGCACAAATGAGTTGCTGCAACCCCAACCCCATAATGTTGGAGTTTCTAGTGAAAATATGGCTAAATTTCAAAGTGAGCAGAGTGGGTTATCAACCAATAAAGGTTTCGCTAACTCAGCTGGCAAAAGTCTAGGTAAAGCTTTTAAAAAAAATATTTTACCAGAGCTTAGCAAAACCATGGAGAGTCAACTTTCAACGTATAGCTCAGATTTTATTGAGGAACTTAAGACGAAATTTGAGGGTTTTGGTCAAAAGGTTAAACAAGATGTTTCACCTTACTATCTTGGCATGATGGCCGGTCAGCCTTTGATATCGAGTATGCTAAGTTCTTCTAACAAAAGTTCTGGTAAGTCTAGTGTTGGGCCTAGTGTGTTAAATAACGCTAAGTATTTAAAATCAACGTACGCTGATAATTTTAAAAGAGGGTTTTAATTATGTTTGAAAAAGTAAGTTTGGCTACTCTTATGGATATAGTTCTGGAAAAGAACGCTTTTGTTTCTAAGTATGATGTGATAGGCCCTATTATAGGCTCTATAATAGGTAGTACCATGGCTAACCCTGGCATGGGCTGGGAAGGAGCAGGTGTGGGAGCTGTTAAAGGATTAGGTATTGATTTAGGCGCTGTGATAGGAGGCGATTTAGGTAAAGGCATAGGGGACATAGGTGGAAAAATTTCTGACTCCTTAAATAAAAGAAAGCATGTTGAAGGTGGCTGGCCTGCTATAGGTGGGGGTTTAACTGGATTAGGTATAGGTGCCTATGCAGGATATAGAACATCTAACGCTTTAATAAAACTGTTAATAGGCCAAGGTAAGTATGATCAAATTTTTGATTAAGGTTTATAATTATGAAACTTAGGGATTTTGATGACATTCCGCAAATAAGAAAAAATATTTATAGCTCTGTAGAAGAAGGTTTTGAAGGTCGTGAATTTGAAGGTAAATATGTTAAACTTAGAATAAAAGATCCAAAAGTTATACATAAAGAGTATACAAAAAAGGATGAAAAAAACGCAAAATTAAATGATTTGAGTTTAACGGTTCCTGTAAAAGGTACAATTGAGCTACTGGATAAGAATACTAACGAGGTCATGCAAAAGCGTAAGATGACTTTGGGTAGGTTACCCTATATGACTAATAAATTTGGAACCTTTATCTCAAATGGCACAGATTTTGCTGTAGCCAATCAAATGAGGTTATTACCTGGGACGTATACTAGAGTTAAGCAAGATGGTAATATAGAAACCCAGTTTAATGTGCAGGGTGCCATGGGATTTAGATTAGGTTTAAACCCAGAAAAAAACACTTTTCATATACAAGCGGGCAATAACAAACTACCGTTATATCCCTTCCTAAAACACACTGGCATTTCAGATGAAGAGTTAGACGAAGTCTGGGGTAGTGAGCTATTAAATAAAAATAAAAGTGATAGTACTGTGCCTGTATCAAGGTTATATAAGAAGCTTAAAGGTTATAATGCTAAAGATGATATACCGTTATCTGAACAAAGCTATGAGATTTTAGAAGAGTTTAAAAAATTAAAAATGGATCCTAAAGTTAATATGTTAAATTTAGGCAAACCTTATGATCAAGTTGAACCAAGAACATTATTAGACTCTAGTAAAAAGATTTTGGATGTGTTCCAAGGAAAAAAAAAGCCTGATGATAGAGACTCTTTGGTATATAAAAGTTTTCATGGAGTGGAAGACTTTATAAAAGAGCGCATCAATAAAGATGCTGGCCGAATAGGTAAAGCTTTAGCATATAAAATGGATACTAAAAAAGATTTAAGTAAGGTTCCATCTGGATATTTTAATTCTTATTTGCAACAATTATTAAAAGGTGATAGTCGGGCATTCCCAGTTTCAGAAATAAATCCTCTTGAACCATACGAAATGCTTTTTAAAAATATAGTTACGGGTGAAGGTGGAATAGGAAATCTAGATATGGTTACTATGGACTCTAGAAATGTACACCCTTCTCAATTTGGATTTATAGATCCTGTTCGTGGACCAGAGTCCGATAGAATGGGTATAGATACTAGAATGGCAATAGGTACTAAAAAAGGTGATGACAAAAAAATCTATGCTCCTTTTATCAATAATAAAACTAATAAGGTTGAATATTTAAATCCACAAGAATCATATAGTAAAAAAATAGGGTTTCCTTTACATAATACTAAATATAAAAAAAAATTATATTATTTTGAAGATGGTGATTTTAAATCAACAAAAAATAAAAAAGATTTTGATTATGTGATACCAGATATGAAATATATGTGGGGTATGTACAGTAATCTTGTTCCCGGTAAAAACGGTGTTCAAAATAACAGACTTATGATGGCCGGGAAAGCTTTATCAGACACTCTTCCTTTTGTAGAGGCTGAAGCTCCAATCGTTAGAAACAAAATGGCTGAGAATGAAGATTTTGAGACATTTTATGGGAATAAGGTGTTATCTGAAACTACGCCTATAAAAGGTGTGGTCAAAACTCTTGATAAAGATTTTATAACCATAACAGGTGAAGATGGCAAAGACATTGATATTGATTTATTTAATGAGTATCCTTTATCTAGAAAAACTGGACTACAAAACACGGCGGTTATAAAAGTTGGGGATTCTGTAAGTAAAGGTCAAGTTATAGCCAAAAGTAATTTTACAGATGATAATGGCACCTTATCTGTAGGTAAGCATTTTAACACCGCTTATCTTCCATTTAGAGGGATGACTTTTGAAGATGCTATAGTTATATCTGAAGATGCATCTAAAAAACTTACATCAGAGCAAGTGATTAAATTTGAATTACCTTTGGACAACACTACTCAAATAACTAAAAACAACTACATGGGTCAATTTCCAACAATATATGATAAAGAACAGTTTAGCACTGTTGAGTCCACAGGCATTAGAAAAAAAGGGGCTACTGTCAAAAAAGGTGACCCTTTAATTTTAGGAATAAAGGAAAAAACCTTATCTAGTACTGATTTAGCTTTTGGAAAATTACATAAAAATTTAGAAAATAAATTTGATGACGTTACGATAGAATGGGATCATGAAGAACCTGGAGAGGTCATGGAAACTATTATCACGGGTAAAAAAGCTAAGGTTATTATAAAAACTAAAACTCCTGCAAAAGTGGGAGACAAATTGTCAGGAAGATATGGTAATAAAGGTGTTATATCTGCTATTTTTCCTAGAAAAGAAATGCCTCTGATATCTAGGACTGGTGAACATCTAGACATGATTGTTAATAATGTTGGCACAGTGAGTAGACAAAATCCATTTCATGTACTAGAAGGATTACTTGGTAAAATAGGTAAAGAAAAAAATAAAATTTATAGAGTACCTGGTTTTTCTCAAGGTAATTTAAACGATTTTGTTGCTAAGGAGTTGAAAACAAATAATTTACCAGGTCAAGAAAAATTAATAGACCCTGAGTTAGGCGAGCTAAAATCTTTAGTTACATATCCTTACGTTTATAAATTAAGTAAGATGTCAGAAACCACTTTAGGTTCCAGAGGTCTTGGTGCGTATACATCAGATATGCAACCTTTAAAAGGGACGTTACATGGCGCCTCAGCAGGAACTATAGATTTGGGTTTAGATGGTCTTCCTCTTAAGCTTAAGAAAGCAGAAGGTGGGGCAGTTAGGATTGGGGCTGACTTATTACCCCAATTATTATCACACGGGGCTCGCCACAATTTAAAAGAAATTTCTACAGTAAAAGGTCAGAAAAATGACGAATATTGGAGAGCTTTAAAATTAGGTTATCCTTTGCCTACTCCTGAGACACCGTTTGTGTATAAAAAATTTGAATCTATGCTAAAAGCTTCTGGTGTAGATGTGAATAAGACTGGGGGCATAATCAATATTTCTCCCATAACGAATACTGATATAGATAAACTCTCAAATGGACCAGTTAGGAATTCAAGATTTATCAGAGCTAAAGATTTACAACCTGAAAAAGGTGGTCTTTTTGATTTTGGTATAACAGGTGGTCCTCATGGTGAGAAATGGTCACACATAGATTTGGCTGGGCAATTTCCTAACCCAGCAATGGAAGATTCTATAAAAACTATTTTAGATCTTAAAACCAAAGACTATTATGATGTTATATCAGGTAAAAAAACATTAAAAGATGCTCAAGAAGGTTTTATAAAAAGTTCAAGTTTCACAGATATGAAAACGGCTTTGGATAGTATTGATGTAGATTCAGAAATAAATAATCTCAAATCTCAAATACCGACATTAAAAAAAACTTATAAAAATCACGCAATAAAAAAATTAAAATATTTAATAGGCATTAAAAATTCTGGGAAAGATCTTGGTGATCTGATGCTAACAAAATTTCCAGTGATACCTCCAATATTTAGACCCGTTGTTATGATGCCTGATAAAGAAGGTGCTATTGTATCGGACGCCAACAAGTTGTATAGGGACTTATTTTATGCAAATGATGTTTTAAAAGATTTAAAATCTGAAAACTTATCTGAAATAGATCTTGTTGATGAGAAGTTAAATGTGTATAATAGTATGAAAGCTGTGTCAGGATTAAGTGACCCTATAAGTGTTAAAAATAAAGAAACAGATGTTAAAGGTTTTATAAAAAAAATTACTGGAAAACAACCTAAAACTGGTTATTTTTTTGAAAAAGTTTTATCTAAAGCTCAAGACTTATCAGGTAGAGGTGTTGTTATTCCTGACTCAAGATTGGAGCTTGATCAAATTGGTATTCCAGAGGATAAAGCTTGGAAAGAATATGAACCTTTCATAGTTAGAGACCTTGTTACTAAACGAGGAATACCAGCTTTAGATGCAGATAAACTTATTAAGGCTCGTGACATTTTAGCTAAGTCCTCATTAGATAATGTTATGAAAGAAATCCCTATGATACTTAATAGGGCACCTTCTCTACATAGATATTCAATAATGGCGTTTAACCCTAAAATAAATGATCATGACGCTATTTCGGTTTCACCACCTATAGTAGGGCCATATGGTATGGATTTTGATGGTGACACGGCTCAAACATTTGTACCAGGGAGTTTGATATCTGCGCGTGAAGCAAAAGATAAAATGTTTCCTACTAAAAATTTATTTTCTATTAAAACATATAATGCTCACTATTTACCTCCGCATACAGATATATTAGGTCTCTATGGGGCCACATCTAAAAAAGCTAAGGGCACAGCTATTAAGTATACCTCCTTAGTAGATGTAAAAAAAGATTTAGAATCTGGAAAAATAAATTATGATACAAACATAGATTTTGACGTGGAAAGGTTATAATAATGAGTATAACGAGTAACGCAGTTGATTTTATAGCTGACAATTGGAAACCTTTGGCTTTCACAACGGTTGGTCTTATTGCTACAAAAATTGGCAAAGACTATCTATTAAATAGCATTAATAAAAATATGAAGAATCCTAGTTTTAATATAACTAATACAAACGATATTATAAAAGAAATTAAGAATGATGCCGGGTTAAACGAGGTTCCACATTCTAAATCTAGTATTTTAAATAACGCTTTTTATATTGCTCCAAATACTATTCCTGATTCTGAAATAGGATCTTGGAAAGAATTGTCTCAGAATAAGCTGTTGTCAGACAACGTGGCAGATAAAGAAGAAGGTTTAGTTATTAATAAAATTATTGATTATTCTAAGAATAAAAAGGGTGGTATATTGATAGGTGACAGATTTAATAATCCGTATGTAGTAGCACATGAACTGGGACATGCTAAGATTGAAAATGAAGGTGGAGTATATAAATTTTTGCAAGATTATTCAAGACCAACCAGAAACGTGGGGATAGGTGTGTTAATGGGGAGCATAGTTCCAGTTTTAACAGGGCATCACGATTTCGCAAAAGCTATGTTTGGTGCTGGTGGATTATTAATGAGTACTGGAGCAGTAGGTAAAGCTGCATATGAACATAAAGCCAACAGTATTGCTGAAGACTTATTAAAGAGCAAGGTTATTCAAAAAAAAGCTAAAGATTTAGGTGTGGATACTTTAACAAAATCTTGGGGTGTTTATCTTACACAAGGTATTAAAGACACATTACCTTTGGCAACATCCATAATTTTTTAAAAGGATTTAATATGAGTTTAAACAAAGAATTACTAAATGTTGTTAAACGACAATTAGAGTTTGGAAAAATAGCCTATGTACCTCCAACAGGTAGTATGGGTATGCCTCCTGGAGGTGGTATGGGTATGCCTCCTGGAGGTGGTATGGGTATGCCTCCTGGAGTGGCTCCACCTATGGACTCAGGAATACCACCAGGCATGGACCCAGCTATGTTATCCGAAGACATTGATACATCTGGAGCATCAGAAGAATTACAAAAAAAGACAACGGATAATTTAGAAAATATCAAAAACAGGTTATCTAATTTAGAAGATAAAAATAAAATAATGATTGATAAACTAGATTTATTATTATCAGAAGTTGAAAATGATGTTGAAAAATTAGGATCTGATAATAGAAAACAAACTTTATTATGGTCTTTGAAACAATTAGTTGAAAGTTAAATCATGATAAAATATAATATACCTAAAGAAGATTTTACTATTGTTTTAAAAAAAAATAGTGGTAAAATAATTTTAGAAGATGAAGAATTAGATTGTGTTTTAAAAAAAGAACACGAAAAAAAGGACATTTTAAAAAAATAAGCTTTTGGAGCTTATTTTTTTAAAACCTTAAATGTTTTTTAAAACAACATAGAAAGTAACATATGCAAACTACAGTTGGCCAAGTTCTGGTAAATGCAGGCTTACCAAAATCAATTAGAGATTATACTAGAATTTTAGATAAAAAACAAGTGGGTAATGTTTTGCAACAAGTTGCTACAGATTATCCAAATGAGTATAAGAATGTGTTGAAAAATTTTAATTATGTTGGCGAAAGAGCATCATATTTAAATGATAGTGAATTTGACATTAAAGATTTTTACTCTCCGATAGAGACTGATTCTTTAATTGATTCTGCTTTTAATAGCCTGTCAACCAATCCTTCAGATGAAGAATACATAAAAACTTTTACAGCGGTACAAAAAGATATCGAGAGTAAAACATTAAAAGAAGCTTTAAAACAAGATAACTCTTTTGCTAAACAGGTTGCCTCTGGAGCAAGAGGTAAAGGTTTTCAGCTTGCTGCAACAATAAGCACACCTGTTTCATATGCTGATAATTTTGGTAAACCTATACAAGTACCAATAAGGCATTCTTATTCTGAGGGGTTAGACCCAGCTGAATATATCGCTTCTACATTTGGAGGTCGTAAAGGTTACTTAGGGGTTAAATTTGGAACACCTAAAGGTGGATATTTTGGAAAACAATTAAGTTATGTGGCAGGGGATGCTGTTATAACAAAAGATGATTGCGGCACCAATAATGGAATTAGTGAGCCTCTTGATGATTCAGATAATATAGGTCGATTCTTAGCTAAACCTTCTAAACATTACCCTGCTGGAACACAGCTTACAAATGAGAGTATTTCAGATTTGAAAAAGAAAGGTGTTACCCATGTTATTATACGTTCACCTATAACTTGTAATGAGAATGTGGGTTTATGTCAAAAATGTAGAGGCCTTATAGAAAATGGGCAATTACCTCCATTGGGGGATAATGTTGGTGCTAATACAGCTGCGGCACTTTCAGAAGAAAGTATACAAGCTGCTATGGAATCTAAGCATACTGGTGGAGAAATAAGTGCTGTTGGTGAAGGCGATGGGTTTGAATTAATACAACAACTTGTTAAGGTGCCAACCACTTTTAAAGGTGGTGCTGTAGTATCAGAAGAAGACGGAAGGGTATCAAGTATTAAGAACGCAGCAAGTGGAGGTTACAATATCTTTGTTAATGATAAAATGCATTATTCTTTACCTAATTTTAAACTTGTTGTGAAACGAGGTTCTATTGTTGAGAAAGGTTCCCCTTTAACTGAGGGCATAATCAATCCAGCTGATATAGTTAGACTTAAAGGTTTAGGTGAAGGACGTTTATTTTTTAAAGACGCTATACAAGATAGATTCAAAAAATCTGGATTACGTTCTAATAAAATTCATTTTGAAACTCTTGCTAAAAAATTAGTAAATTTATATAGGGTTAAAGATAATAAGTTTTTAGGAGATAGTGTTCCTGGTGATATAGTTAGCGCCCCACACATAGAAAAATATTATAAACCTACAGATGTTGTTAGCATGAATATAGAAAATGCAAATACTAAATTTTTAGCAGAGAACACTTTGCATTATACTTCTGGCACTCAAATTAGACCTAGCACTATTAATTTATTAAAAAATAACGGTATTAATGAGGTTAGGGTTACAGATTTAGAACCCCCGTTTGAACCTGTTATGGTGCGCATAGACGATGTTCCCAAATATAAAGATGATTTCTTTACACAATTATATGGAACGCAGCTTAAAAGAAGAATATTAGATGGTGCGGCTTATGGAGCAAAATCTAAAGAGCATAGTACTAGTTTTGTGACGTCATATATTACAGGTCAAGATTTTAAAACTCAAGGAGTAAATTATTAATGAATAATAATGATTTATTAAAGATGTTAGTTAAAGCCGTTGGAATACCAGCAGGCTCATATGCAGGATATAAAGCCTCAGATAGATATGGTAATTCTAACGTTTCTGGTAATGTGGTTGGTAATACTTTTGGGGCTAGCTCAGGTGCTATGATATCTAATTATTTAATAGATAAATTATTTGCTAAAAGTTCTGCTACCACCTCAACTTTTGAAAAAACAGCAGAGGAATCTAGTAATGCTGAACTTTTAGCGACAATAGCAGGGTTAGGAACATCAACTCTAGTTGGTGGTATTATAGGTGACGCGCTTTATGGTGGTGCTGATCAATATGGCAATTCTCAATCGGGAGCACTTTATGGTGCAATGCAAGGTTTAGGTATTCCTGGATCAGCATTGTTAGCACATAAATTAGGTAAAAACTTAATAAACTCAAAGTCAGATTTGGTGAATGCCAGCGTAGCTGGTGGTGGGGCTGTAGCAGGTAAAAATTTTATTGATTTGTTATGGGGTAAAGATGTACCCAAAAAAACAAAAGATTATTATTATTTAAACAGAGGGAATATTTAAATGGCTAAAAATGTAGAATTTGAAAGAGAGTTTGCAAATATAGCTGAAACCTTTTTACAAAAAGAAATACCAAGTATAACAAAATATAATATAGGTTTTGAGGTTGTTGATGTTAATGATGCAGCTAATAAAGCTATAGGAATGTTCATTGTCAGAATTTCTGGAGAGTATTATATAGTGCCCGTTATTTTTAATCAAGGTCAGGTTAAACCTTTAATTATGATATTTAGTTTAAAAGGTAACAACGCTTATTATTTAGATGATGATTGGGTGTCTTATTTTGAAAATAAAAATAAAACCATATCTGGTAAAGGCGTGGATAAAATAGAAGTGGATAAAAGCACAAATAATTTTAATATCCAAAATATGATGAACGCGCCCTTAGAATTTAATAAAACTTCTGAGTCAAATTTAACTTCATTTTTAAAAACAGCCAGTGTAAAAGTTAAAAAAACTTTTTTAACTTTGTTAAAAGAAAGCAAATCGTTTTCTAATGAGGTTATGAAAAATTATGACTTTGAAATTATTAAGTCAGCATGTTTAAACGTAAAACATTTAACTAAAGTTTCTAAGGATCGTACAACAACCCTTATTGAGAGTTTAGATGAAGCTTTAAATAATAATCTATGTGAGACAGATGTTAAAGATTTTAATAAAAAAGGTTTTTTAATAAAAGTAAATAATGAGGATGAGTTAAAATCAAATAGTGTATATAGTTTAGAAGTCGGTAACCCAGACTCAACTAGTGTCTATTCCGTAGTTACGGATGAGGGAGTTAAAGACTGCGTCATAGAACCTAGACCTATTAGATTTAATACCTTTAAGTATAATGATCCATCACAACCTGAGAATCGTGAGTTTAATAAAGATAAAGATCGAAATTTACAGGTGGCCTTGATAATAGATTTAAAAAATAAAGCTGTGAATACTGATAAGTATGTTTCATATTTGGGTGTTAATAAACCATTAGATTCAAGAGAACAATATAATAGTTTTCTAGAAACCACCAGGTTTAGAGAGATCACCAATTTAAAAAAAGATGAGAGTTATGTATTGTATAATATAAAAGATTGTGCTGAAAGCAAATTCTCAATGCCATTTAGAGTTAATGGTATAGTTAAAGGTCAGGATGGCAACATATATTATAAAATAAACCCTTTGTATCCTTCTTCAATAAACACTATTATAGTTAAGACTGACGGAGTCCTTCAACAAAATCAGGATAGTATGTATGTGCCTAAAAACAATTTTAAGTGTTTAAAAGTTAACACTAATAAAAAAATTAATATTTTAGAAGAAAGTTCTGTAAAACTTGCGTGGTATTCAAAACATGATTGTTATAAAATTTCACCCACAAGAGTTGTTTTTAAAAATGAAAAATATTTAAACAAGTTTGCTTCTAGGGCAGATTGTGAATTTTATTTAGTATCTAAATTAAAAATGACTAAGCTTGCCGCTGAGAAGGTTGTGAATTCTAATACAAATTTTTATATGGAAAAGCAAGCTATGCCTACAGGAATAGGTGACGCAAATTATAATTTTAATTATAATATTGAAGAGGATTCTAAGAGTGACAAATCAGTGGCCGGTTTGGAAAGTAATTTATATAGCCCAGACACGTCTTTAACTGAGTATGATGCTGTGATAAGTGACATTAATAAGGCCGTTCAGTATTCTGAAAATGGAATGAAAGATGTTTTTGATAAATCGGTGTTAGGTATTCTAAGTAAGATGGGTGACATACATTCTGAAATTAAAAAACATGTGCCATCATTTATGAGCTGTTTAGATAATTTAGCTAGAGAGTTATTCTTGTTTTGGTATAAAGGTGATCAGTTGAAAGATAAGTTTACATTAGAAGAATATTCTGAAATTGAAAATATGCTTAGGGATGCGTTTCAGTTTTTGGGAAAAATAGTATTAACATACAAAAAGAAATATATCATATAAAAGAGGTTGCTTATTATGGGAATGTTATCACATGATCCTTTATGGAGACTTAAATCTTTATATAAAACTAGAAGTAAAGATATTTATATAAAAGATTTTGTCTCTTATGAAAAAACAAAAAAACCAGACTTTATACAAGATGTAATTCAAATAAGTACTGACCCCACATTGAAATTATTTATGGAAAGTATGCTTTTAGCTGATTGTAGTATCGAAGATATTAGGGAGTATTTTGGATGTGAACCAAAAATAATAGAATATTATAAAAAGATTTATTTTGATATTGATCCCATTAAAATAAGTAAAATAAAATTACTTCAAACAGCAAGATGTGGTTTGCCAAATGAAGTGGAGCTTAAAGTTTGTTCTGTAAGGTTTGGTATACCATTTATAAAATGGTATATAGGTTTAGAAAATAATTTAGATTCAGAACACATTAAAAAAATTAAAAAAAGATTGCAATCAGCATTACTTATTAAATCGTTAGAACATGAAATCGGAAATCTTAACGACTATCTTAAAATTCAAAAATTAATAAATGATATTGATAAAAATGAGAAAGATGATACTAATAATAATGAATATGACGAAATCATGGGTCAATTTAGTAAAGTTTTAACTAAGGGAAAATAAGCATGAATGTATATTCTAAGCTTGAAGAAATAACTAATTATATAAAAAAAGATATGTCAGATGGTGTTGATATAAATACTGCTGTTAAGAATAGAACAAAAGGTCAAAACAATGAGTTAATTAAGAGAGCCATTGAGGAGATTAACACAGATATCTCTTTAGAAAACATTCTTCACGGCGATGATAAAGCTAAAGAATTTGATTTAGCTGACCCTAAAACTGTATTTGGAGATCACCTATCTGAAACCTTCGATAAATCTGATATAGAAGCATCTAATATTAAACAGGCGGCGCTTGACACTGATGAGTTTTACACAAGAAAGATTAAAGAAAAAACCAGCGCGTTTAGTTTACCATGTGGAGAGTATAAGGGTTTAGAACCAACAAAAGATTTATACTGGAAAAAGTATAGCTCTGATAAAGAGACTAACAAAAGAACTTTAGAAAAAATAAATAGTCTTTATGTGGATTGTAAAAAGAACATAATAAACCTTTCATTAAACCTTAAAAAGCATTTAGAAAAAAACAGTTCAGGTGAAAATGAAGAGTTCTTTTCTAAGCTTAATACAAAATATGACAAATCTAATTCAGATGCTAATAAGGCTTTGAGTATGATTTGTAAACTATCTGGTAAAAACCCTGGGAAGTTTGAAAAGTTTGCCGGGTTTTTTGACGAGGATGAGGACGTTATTTATTTTGATGATTTGGTGTATAACGTTGGGGCTTTACGCAAGTTGGGGGCTTCGGGGTACAAAAAACAGTTTAAAAAACTTGACAGGGCTGAGGAAGCAAAATTTAAAGGTCTTAGTAAAGGTTTGGATATAATTAAACAAAACTTACCAGAAAAAAGATATTTAGAGCAAGTAAGTAGAGTTAAATCCCAATATGATAAATCAAACCTTGCTAAAAAAGACTTAGCTAAATCTGAAAAAAAAAAGAAGTATAACGAGAAGGCTTGGGCAAATGCTGAGAAAACCTTTGCTGACGGAACAGACCTAATAACAGGTATACCTGGTCAGATTCGTTCAGGGTTAGAAAATGTTATGCTTAAGATGAAGCCTCTTTTACCAGATGCTGCTGCTAGGGAACGGGCTTTAGAAGACATGAAAAAAGACCTTGTTACTCAGGAAGACACTGGCAAAAATATCGTTGATAAATTTAAACAAAAATATGTGTTTTTGGATCTAGCACATAACGATGAAATATTAAAAGATCAAGATGTATCCACCCTAAGTGTAATATTTCAAACCATAGCCTCTTTAGCACCAAGAGTTGCAGCTAACAAGGAACTAATGCGTTCAGTTATGAGAAGGATGTCTTCTCAGGTATATCCTACTGTGGATGAGCACTATGTTTTGCAGCTTAAAAAAATGGACGGCGTCTTGGGGGGAATACCTAAAGATCAAATTAAACTTTAAAAAAGGAATAAAAAATGTTTAATACAAACTCAAAAGAGTTACAGAATCTACAAAAAATAGCTAGTAAGATTTTATATAGTAGGGGTCTTGTGAAGGAGGCCTCAAGCATAGATCATGTCAACAGATTTTTAATAGATCTAAAAATGAGTGAAAATCTTGATAAAACAGCAGGAAGTTTTTTAAAAACTCTTCAACCTACTTGGGATAAATTTTATAAGTCTTATCAAGAAAACCCACAATTATATAATATGCTAGGTTCAGGTCTCTTAGGCATGGGTGTTGGTGGTTTAGCTGGTAATTCCAGGACAGCCGTCTTAGGCGGGTTAGCTGGTCTCGGCGCAGGCTGGGGAGCTGGTGATATTTGGGGTAACAAAAAAAAACCTAATAATCTTTTAAGTGGTTTTAACGACAAAGCCGCTAAGTATTTTAAAAGTATAGATGAACAGAAACAATTATCTCTCCCAAAACCTAAATAAGATTTGTTTTTAGCCGTCAAGAAAAAAATTAAAAAAAATTAAAAAAAAATCTTTTTTAGTATTGATTTATATTTTTTTAATGTTATTATCAAGTTCATCAAGATAAAAAATAAAAATAAAACGCTAAAAGCGTTGTAAATAAAATTTTGATCAAAATTTTTAATTAGGAAAAATTATTTATGAACACTTATCAAGAATTGTTGTTACGAGAGCTACAAAAACAAGCTGCTGCTGGGATGCTTCCTACTCAGGTTCCTGCTACAGGACTACAGAAGCAAGCTGCTGTGCAAGTTTTACAGAAACGTGCTGCGTTGCAAGAATTACAGAAGCGTGCGGCTGTGCAGGTTTTACGGAAACATGCTGCTGCACAAGAGATGCAGAAACGTGCTGCGCTGCAAGAGCTACAAAAACGTGCGGCTGTGCAGGTTTTACAGAAACAGGCTGCTGGCGCCACTGATGCGGAAGAATTGTTAAAAGCGTATGTAACAAAGAGTAATCACCTTAGATACCAAGAACCTATTATAGAAGAATCACCTGAACAAGCCACCGCGATGAATGAATATGACAAACGCAACCAAGTTAGTAAAATTGATAAAATTTTATCAGGCATGGGGTTAAACTCTTCTAATAATTACGGGCTTCAAAATCCAGATTATCTATCCGCAGGACAAGGTGCGTTAGCCGGTGGTGGACTTGGTGCACTAGGTGGTGGTCTAGGAAGTTATCTAGGATTAGTCCCTGGTATGCAAGAAGGCGACTTATCTGACGCTGCAATTTCAGCCCTCCTTGGTGGAGCTGGTGGAGCTGGTTTGGGAGCAGGTTTAGGCGGTATTATATAAAGGATACTCATGTATAAATTAATATCCAATACGTTTGACTTTAAGACTAATAGCATAACTAAACTTTCATATGATAATGTGCTTAAAAAGACTGCCTCTACAGAGAGCACTCTGATGCAAGATTATATTAAGAACACTTTAAAAAAAGAAGAGGGTAAAACTAAGTTTCACGCATTATTTCTAGGTGCTGGAGAATATTACGGTTGTAATAGAAACGGTGATTATTTTAAAGAGGCCGACCTTAAGAGAACTTATAAAACCTTCGAAAAATTTGGGCATGTTTTTAAAAACCATGTTAATAAGGACCCTAATGAGTCCTTTGGGACAATTGAATATGTGATTTATAACGATAAGATGCATCGTGTTGAGGGTATTATCTCACTAGACAATGATAAGAATAAAGACGTATTGGATGATTATGACGCAGGGAAAAGTATACCTGTAAGCATGGGAGCTAAACTGAAATTCGACATTTGTTCTATTTGCGGTAATGAAGCTAAGAACCTGGATAAATATTGCACACACTTGAAAAACGAGATGTGCGATATTTATCCAGACGGTCGAATGGTTTACGCTATTAATCCAGACCCAGTCTTCTTTGACATTTCAGTCGTCTGGAGACCTGCTGACCCAACCGCATATTTTTTTAGTAAAATAGCTGGAGAAAGAACTAAAAAAAAGAACCTGAGTGTTTTTTGGGGAGAATATTACCAAGATGTTTTTAATAAAAGATTTGAAAAAATTGGTATGAATACTGAAAACATTGAAAAAAAAGCTTTAATACAAAAGCTTTCAGAATTAGAAAAACATATTGAGGGTGTCATTGTTGACAAACTTACAGATGATGACTTAGAAAATGAGGATGCCTTACTAAAAGATGTGAGTGTTCCTTTAATGAAACGAGTTGCGTCTACCACAGATCTGCCGGAGCTACTTCTGGAAAAACTAAAAAAGTTTCCATTGGAAACTGTGCTAAAAAAATGCACGGGTAGCAAGATCTTATTAAAGTTGAAAGAGTTTCTAAGTTTATTAGATCAAGAAGATTCTTTTCAAGAGGTTCAAAAAGTTTTACCAAGTTCTTTCACTAGACTGCTTGAGGCCTTTGGGAACGAAGGATCTAAAGAAGAATTTGATTTAGATTTTGGAGAAGAGGCTGATGATGAAACATCTATTCTATCTATTAAAGACCTGTTGAAAGGTTTTTGTAACCATAGAATGTTGGACGATTCATTTTTTACTCGAGGTGGTAGAAACATTTCACTAAGAAGTAACCCCCCAGTAAAAATAAGATTAATTATTGGTCCTGATAGTATGGGGATTAGTAAATCTAAAAATTTTAGTAAAGTTATTATAAAGAGCTCTAAGGAACAGTTAGTGTTTACAAAATTGGCTAACATATACAACTTGTATAAGTTATCATTTTGTAAAAAAGTTAAAAATAAATCTGCCATAATGTATGCAGTGTTAGATAATTATATAAAACAGTAAAGTAGAAGGAGATGTACATGGGACGACCAACTAACTTTGATAAGTTCAAAACTGAGGTTAACTCTATGTTAGGATGTCTTAATAAAACAGCTAGTGATATAGAATTTGAAGACGTTAGCAAAGTTAAAGCCACAGCGGAAGGCAAAAGCATCGAAAAAAAACAAAGCCCAACTGAGGAAGAACTTGAAAAGAAAAAGATCTTAGTAGATCCAGAAGCACCAATTCCAAGCAAAGACTCTAAACCAAATGAAGAAGAGTATAAAATCGCATCAAAAAAGGCCAACGCCTTATTAAAAAAACTTTCAGAAGAATTAACTAAAGAAGATAAAGATATAAAAGAAGAAGAGGATTCTGAAAAAGAAGAATCTGAGGGTGAAAAAGAAGATGCTCTGAATGAAGATGAGGTAGATGAAATGCTAGATTATTCTGAAAAAGAAGCACTGTTTAGATTAAATAATGGTAAAAGTGTCCCACTAAAAGACAAGGTTGCATATCTTATGGCAAAAGAAGCTGGTGAATCTTACGCTAAACAAAAACAAGTTGAAGATGCAACTACTCTGGCAGAAATTCAAAAACAGGCCGCTTTACAAGGATCATATCAAGGACAAGATAACTTATCAAAACAAGCAGCTTTAAACACATTACTATATGACCCAAGACATAACCCTTACTTAGGACAAAACCTGGGCCAAAGCCTAAATTTTTAACGAAGGAGGCTACACAAAAAATGGCCGCTGACCTTATTCAAGTTAGACCAATATTAGGTAGCCTCCTAAATGATAAAATTGTGACAAATGATGAAAAAGATGCCATTTTAAATTTTTTAGGTAATTCTCCAGATTTAGATGTGGGGACTATAGCTAGTGCGTCTAATTTAGCTAGTAATAATAATGCTGTTTTAGAAGAATTATCTAATAATTTATTTCAAAAGCATACTTCGCCTCCAACAGGACTAGAACCCACTGATATAGCTGTAAAATCTGTGACAAATAGAACACAATTTGAAGATGAGAATCTAAATTTAATTAATACCATAATGGGTGGGGGTTAAATATGAAAAAAAGTTTAATATCAGATATAGTCCAATACATAGATTTTACAAATGACCTTATTGAAAAGAATGCTCAGTTTAGAAAAGAGGTTGCTACTTTTAAGGCTAACCTTGCTGCTAAAGATCAAGTATATAAAGAAAAGTTAGCTCAAGCTTTAGACTCGCTGAGTAAAAAGTCTTTGATTCCGTCATCTTATAAAGATGACTTTTATGAATTATATAAAGATCATCCTGAAAAAGTAGCAGAGTTTATGTCACGTATTGAAAATAATATACCAACAATAACTAAAACTGGATCAGGAACAAATAAAATTTTATCAAAAACAAAAAGTGATCCAATTTTAGATTTTTGTAGGGATTACATATAGAAATAAAACTTATAGGAGAAACGAATTATGGCTTTTGATTTATATAAAGGCTGGCCTGAAAGAGGCACTATTGATGACAATATACAACCTAAAGACGCTGAAGCAATCGTCGCAGGTATGTTTACCGCTGTAGACAGTAATGGGTTGCTAGTTAAAGCTTTATATACACATGACGCTCCAATTTATGTCGCTATGAAAAACCAAAGTGATAAAGATGTTATTACTGCTGATAGTATGCCAGTATTTTGTTCAAATGGTATATTCTTATCTGACCAATATGATAGCACTAGCCTAGTTTATAGGAGTGCAATAAAAGTAGACTCCGCGCACGCGGGTAAAGGAAAATTGTGGACATCCGGTGATACAGAAGAAGTTGTAGCGTATTACTTAGGAACTGTCACAGGTAGGGAAGACTCAGATGGTAACGATATCACCTATGGTAAATTTCAAATGGTTTAAGTTTTTAAAGGAGACATAAATGAAGTACGATGATTCTATACCAGCTAGCATTCTTAATACTGCTTTTATAGAAAAGATAGAGAATGGTTTTATTAAAGAAGCTGCCCAAAGCGGTAGTGATGTAATTAGAAAAGAAATTCATGAAGGATCTTTTCTAACAAAAATTTTACCAGAAGAACCTATCACAGCAGGCGAATTAGATAAAGATGAAGACCTAGATATTTTGAAAAAAATTGTAGAAAGAGAACCTAAGGGTGCAGCTACATGGGCATCATTTGACGGTTTACCAGCGCAAAGATTTTTAACACAAGGTTCAGGCGTTATATATTTTGCACAAAT